TGCGTTTGCAACACCTACAAGCTACATCAAGACAAAAGAAATTCGTGTTATTCAAAAGCTAATGGAAGAAGCGAATATTGATAAAGAGCTATTCTTTGAACACTTCAACCTTGTTGATGTTTCACTAATAAAAACTGAAATGTACGACAAAATAGTAGCTTCTCTTGAAGCAAAGAAGGCACAAGCAAATTCAAAATATGCTTATGAGATCGGTGGCTTAATTCAAAATTTAGCTTCTGCTGATAACGTGAGAATACTTGATGCGTACAATACAGAACTTACAGAAAAAATATTGCCAGACGATAAAGAAACATTAATTTATTCAGTATCGGTTTACGAAAAGAGAAAAGGAGAATTAAAAAAATGAAATTACATGAGATAGCAATACAGCATAAAGAACTCGAATCATTGGCTGAAAAAGGAGAGTTCACACTAGATGAACTAAAAGATACTTTTGAAATGATTGAAGGTGATTTCAAAGATAAAGCGGTGTCACTTGTTGCGGTAAAGGAAAACATGCAAACAAGCATAGATGCGCTAAGTAATGAAATAAAACGCTTACAAGGAATCAAAAATGTTATAGAAAATAAGCAAGATACAATGATTGATTACTTGCGTTACAACATGAAAGAGTCTGGTATAACTAAGATTGAACATCTTGAAAAGCCTTTCTTTACAATAACACTACGGAAAGCACCAAAGATCGTTAGTGTTGATGATTTAGATGCAGTTCCAACAAAATACAAGAAAGCGAAAACAACAATAAGTCCTGATAAACAAGCCATTGCCAAAGCGTTAAAGAGCGGCGAAGAAGTACAAGGATGTTCACTTGTTGATGGAAAGCAAAGCGTAATTATTAAATAAAATCGTTTACGTTATATACGTTAGAGCTAATTACAACAAATCTATATTAATCAGTAAGTTATGCTATAACTGAGTTAGCTATACCTATACTTAATTGTATATATAGGGGTACGGAGTTGTATACAGAGGGTTACGTTTTTGTATATATAGCAAAATTTCCGTTAATTATTTTATGCAGTTTAGTAGGATTATAGCTAACAGAAAAGGGTTGGACTATGAAAGCAAAAACATTCAAACTGGTAAACAATGAACATGGAAGAAGGCAGGAGTCTATAAAGCTCTATGCTCTTTTAAAGTCATTGCCACTTGATAAAGTGTTCTCTGTGAGAGTTAGCAACTATACAAGCTCAAAGCAAGATAATCAGCGCGGTTTAAACTGGATGTGGAATTTAGAGGTTGCTAAAAGTGGCATAGGTGGGGCTAATCACGATACGGCAGAGGGAGTTCATCTTGATGCTAAGTGGAGATTCGCAAGACCTATATTGTTGCGCGATAGCAAATGGTTTAGAGACTTATATGAGGGATTTGAAGCTAATCATGTAGAAGATAGAGCAACCGCTTTAAAATGGTTTTGTGAGAATATTATCCACACTGAAAAAATGACAGTATCACAAAATGCTGAGTTCCTAACAGATTTTCAAAGGTATTGGATTGGCAAAGGTGTTAATTTAACAGAGCCGAAGAAAAAGGAGCTAGATTATGAGCAAGTTTAAACAATATGTTCTTGATGAGATAGAGCAAGGAATAATTAATAGGCATAGGGAAGCGTTGGAAAAGAAAGCGTTAGCAGAAAGAATAGCTAGTTTTGTCCCGTCACTGTATAAAAAATGGATGAATGTGAATTATGTTGATGACTTTGATTTTTCATTCTCTGCTTTTTACGAAAATCTATACCGCTTTGAAATACCTGATGATTTAAAAGATTATACTAAATTGCTTTACACTATAATTGATACACATAGAGTGACAACCACTAAGATAGTTAATGAGAATATACTAAGGTAGCAAAATAATGGGGACAGAAGAAATAAAAGAACTACCAGTCAAACTAATCTATTGCGCTGGTCACAGTCCAGCAATGGATTTAGATTGCAGAAGGCGCGGTGACTGTATGAAGCACAAAAACTTTATGCAGCATCACGCAAAATATGGCAGTCTTAAAGGTGAGTTCACGCATTCAATAATGCACGAAAGCATGGGTGCAAAATGTGGGTTTTATGAAGAAGTTGAAAACGAAGATAATTTATAAACAAGGATAAAATATGGCAAACTTAAATAGATTTACGGGAATTGGGACTTTAGGCAGAGACCCAGAAGTTAGATATATGCCTAGCGGTAGCGCAGTAACAAGCTTTAGCATTGCAATTAACGAGAAATGGAAAGATAAACAGTCAGGGGAGCAAAAAGAATCTACTGAATGGGTGAATGTGACAGCATTTAACCGCCTTGCAGAAATATGCAGAGACTACTTGAAAAAAGGCAGTCAGGTTTATATCGAGGGCAAATTGAAAACTGACAAATATCAGAAAGATGGTGTAGATGTTTACAGCACCAAGGTTATCATTCATACCATGCAAATGATAGGCGGAAAACAGGAATCAAACGGTAACGCGCCACAACAGAATAGCCAAAATCAAAGACAGCAAAGTTCACCACCCCAGAACTTTGATAACTTCGAGGATAACCAAATTCCATTTTGATGTTAATCCAAAGCCCAAACAGAAAAGACAATAATCTCGCTATCTGATAGCTTGATACAGCCTTTTCTATCCATTAGTAAGTAAGTCTTACCAACTAGCCGCTTGACTCGTTCAGGCGGCTCAACACTATTCCCATCTAACGACTTTTTAAACCCAACTGTACGCCCGAAAGGGTAGAACGCTTTGCCTTTTTGAATCTCAGTAAATGGCAAGTTGCCACGATAACGATTAATTGTTGAGACAGATGGGATAACTTTAAGAAAGTTATTACTTGTTTTTACAATAAACTTGAAGATGAAGGCATCGCAGAGCTTAAAGAAAAACTTAGAGGAAACGATATGAAAATCATTAATAAAATTATTGCTGAATGGGATGACAGAATGAAAAAAGCAACGGATGATATTAGGGAGGCTGTGGCATGAGCGGTCTTTACAATCAACGAAAAGTTAAAGAGCAACATTATGTCTCTGATGAAGTTTTGGTAAATCTTGAAATTGACGTGCTAGACGGCGAATGGCTTGATACTAGAGTAACAATGGATGATGTTGAATTTTGGGTGGGTGGAAGTCAACGCGAAAAGTTTTGCAAGGAACTTGGAGCGTTAATAGATAAATACCGTATTTGATGCCACGCTATCTGCCGCTAGGCAACATAACCTGAAAGCACAGCGGGGCGCTTTTCAGCCTCCGCCGGTGCTGGTTGTTAGCCATGCATAAAAAAGTGTAATTATTTTTAATTAAGTTACAAATAAAAAGGAAAAACCTTTGACATAAAGGAAAAACCTTTATATGATGTTTACATCAGCTAAGGAAATAAGTCCAAAGCACCAACTATAAAGGAATTAAAATGTACACATTAAATAAATTATCAGTTAGCACATACGACTCGGTAACAGGCGAAAAGACAATCGAAAAATCAAAAAAATGTAAAACATGGCAAGAGTTGAAAGAAACTGCCTTTTCTGGTGATTGGTTCTATGGCGGTGGTTTTAATGTAGAAAAAAATGGAGAGGTTATTGGCGATAATAACACGTTTAATTTCTGCGAGAATAATGATCAACCAGCTAAAATAACACTGGCTGAGTTTAAAGAAGCAGCAGAGATTTTAGCATAATGAAATTCTTAGAGGAATGGGATAAGTCTCTGACATACCGTCAGAGACGTGGTTTTTTCAGAAAACCATATTTTGAGTGTGTAACTCACATGATGGCTTGTGGCATATCCGTCCCTAAATCAGAATATGGAGTTATTGCCAGAGTTGCCATAGCGGAGTCAGGGATAACTGGAAAAGAGAGAGCGGGGAGCATCATTGATTTGTGGTCTCAAACTATACCCAAAAATCAAAAAAAACTATTTACAAATTGTTCTAAAAAAATTAGAAAACCAGCTCACATAAATGAGAATAGAATGATTAAATTTCTCAGGTCTAATAACACTGATGTGTTATTAGAAAATATCAGGGTCGGGTTGAAATTAATAGAAATGAACACAGGCGTTATCCCAACAGTATCATCTATTTACCATTTATTTAAAAAAATAGAGGCTGGCAAACAACAGGAAATAGCTGAACGATTCTATACAGATTGGAGCGAATGCTAATGAGTAAGAATGTAATGAGCATTGATGAATTTATAGAACATTTGAAAATAGATAGGAAAAAATTCTATGGGTTATGGGGTCTAAAAGTAGAAAATCACTCGACATGGAAAGGTTATATTGTTGTTGGTAATGACGATATTGGCTGGTCTATTTATTCTAAGCGGAGAGATGTGCCACAACTGACCGATATTTAAAATAATTGTAAAAAAAGTAATCCTTTTTAGTTGACAAGTAATCTGCAATAGGTTACTATATATCCAGAAGTTAAGAAATCAATCAAACAACTGGAGATGCAAAATGTTACCTTTAGATAAAATTAAAACCGGAGCAAACCTTAATGTTGATATTCAAGGTGTGGCTTCTAATGATGTATATAATGACCCACGCCAGATAATATACACTGATTACACCTCTTATATGAAAGGATTTGAGCAGGACGCTAAACAAAAACAAGAGGAAGATGAGTTGTATTACAACTCGCCAGTAACCGATAAGGAACAAAAAATAATGGAAGCAGTTGGCGAAGAGCACAGATATTACAGGTGGTCAAACGACCGTGGTCATTCAATAGTCGTTAGATGCGAATTGAATGAGGGAATGTTCTCATGGAGTAAAATGCAAGAAATACATAACCCACAATGAAACAAATGGGGATTTGTGGGTTTCCGCTGGAGGCGGCAAGGGAAAAAACTTTGCTTAAAGTGGCAGCGGTATATAAATCAAGTCCAGGCGAGTAATGGTCAAACTAGCGCTATGTGTGGGTACGATGGCACTGACTACAAGATAGTTACCTATACGACCCATGCGACTTAATTCAGAGAACATTAATATGGATTTAAAATCATACATAGCAGAAAACTTCACCAGTCAGCAAGAATTTGCTGACTGGTTAGGGGTCACAAAGCAGCAGGTGTCAAAATGGCTACATACAATGAATGTGATCGTAGAGGACAATAAATTAAAGTCTAAACGAACACTACGGTCATTGCCCGATAGGTCTGGCTAACACTTTATTAGGCGGAAACTGGCATATTGGAATAGATAGAAACTGTCTATTCTGGAATTTTTAGCGACATTTACCGTTATTGAGCGTAAAGCCCCCGTGTTTTAACCGTGGTGATATAAGCGAATAACATTATCTAACTGAAACCAACTCACCTTCATTTAAATCCTCAATATGGCTAATCATTCTTTCGACAAGCTCAAGCATAGAGCATTCATGCTTAACCGCTTCAATTTTAAGCTTCTTATAAACGTCTTCGCGTAGCTTTATTGATTTATATTTAATTTCTTGTTTCATTTGATTTATATCCTTTAGCGTGTATAATATTCCACATGACAGAAGATAACACAGTATTGAAAACATTGAAAGTCAGAGTTAAAGATAATCGCAAGAATATCCTTAACCGTATGGCGTTCGATATTAATCAAGTGTGGAATAAAGCCAACGAGATAACATCAGAAGAATGCTATGAGCCTATTCCAGAAGTCGGTTATGTTTTCAATAACATTTCAGCCTTCGATATTCAAAAACGAATAAAAGGTATCCGTAAAGAACGAGATATGATTATTGGTGCAGGCTCAGCACAAAAAATAATTGCTATCCATGCTAAAGCCAGAAAACAATTTGAAAAAGTAAAACTTAAATGGCGTACCAGTGGTGGTAGTCGAAAGTCATTAGGTTTTGTACCGTTTAAATCAGGTGCTATTAAGTGGGTGAACGGTCAAATTAGATTCTGTGGTTATTATTTTAAGGTATGGGATAGCTACGGATTGTCAAAATATGACTTTAGGTCTGGCTCATTCTCACAAGATGCGCGTGGTCGCTGGTATCTTTCTATTGTTGTTAAAGTTCAGCAGGAAAAATCAAAAGGTACAGGTCAAATAGGCATTGATTTAGGGCTTAAAACAACGGCTGTATGTTCAGATGGTACGACTTTAGAGCGCAAACAATATTATAGAAATATGGAAAGCAAACTGGCTATGGCGCAACGCGCCAATAAGAAAAAGCAAGTTAAGAATATACACGCAAAAATTAAGAATCGTAGAGCTGATACAAATCATAAATTCAGCACAAAATTAGTAAAAGAAAACTCATTGATTGTAGTTGGTAATGTATCTAGCTCTAAATTAGCTAAAACTAAAATGGCTAAATCTGTACTAGATGCTGGCTGGTATCAATTAAAAAGTATGCTTGATTATAAATCCAAAGGGATGCAAGTATGCTATGTGGAAGTCAATGAAGCGTACACTACCCAGGCTTGTTCGTGTTGCGGCTGTATTAGCAGCAATAGTCCGAAAGGTATGGATTCGCTTGGAATAAGAGAATGGACTTGTGCAGAGTGTGGCACAAAGCATGATAGAGATATTAATGCGGCTGAGAACATTCTCCGTCTGGGGCATCAGACGCTCGCGGGAGGAATCCCCCGCTTTTAAGCGTGGGGAGGATGTCAAGATTTAAAAGCAACAACCAAATTAAGCGCGGTATTTATATATCGCGCTATATTTTTATCCTTATTTTCTGCTTTGCTTATTCCATCCTCAATAGATTCTGAGATAATTTTAAGCTTACTGTGGATTAATGCTATCTTTGCTCTATCAACTGGATTTATCTTTGACTTGTATTTCTGGAATAACGGCGGCATAACTTGCAAATAACTTGCTTTTGCTATTTTGTAATTAATTACAGAATCAGTTAAATTGCTATTCCTGACTTTTTTAATCTCGCTGTAAGATTGAGTTACAAGCAATTTTTCAGAATCATCAAGCAGGTTATTGTATTTCCCATATAACGCTTCGACTTCGGCTTGTTGCTTTTCCAGTGACTTATAACTAGCCACCGTATTCACGGCTTTTAGTGCTTCATCAGATGAGCAGGCGGTCAATAGTAGAGTGATGCTTAGTATTAAATATTTCATTTTAATTCCTTTTTTTCAACTTCACAAACATGATTAATCATTCTCTGATAGGCATCAGGGTATTTTTGCAAACCTTTTTTCTGATTATTTCGCCACGCTACACCACCAGCGATTCTTAGTCCCAAATAAAAAGTTCTGCTTACTGATAAGCCTGCTGTTTCTTTAAGCCCATTTTCGTAAATCGCATCAGCATAAAAGCGTGGGACAAATTGAGTTCTATAAAAATAATCATGCAGGATAGAAAACAATATAATGTTCTCATTTTTCCTATCAACTAAGAACGTCATAATCCAAGGCAAACTAGCCCCGTCTGACCTAAATCCTTTAGGAATTATGTACCAGTTACCATGCAACTTAATAAAAATATCATCAGTTGTAATAATATCTGGTGATTTTTTACCAAACTCTATTCTTATTTTTTCAGCGACTTCTTGCGCTGTTGGTATGATGTTCTTCAACTCTTAACCCCCAATTTCGTTTTATATACATTTGTTAATTTATCAACGCCATAGATGCCCCAAAGAGGGTCATAAACTAGATCATTTTTAACGACTACATAATGCGGCGTAAAGAAATACTGAATCATTAATATTGTTATATCATCTGCTTTATAACGTGATTCAATACCCCTGCTATCAAGATAATTCTTTAAGTCACCAAAACTCCAATAAGTTGTTTTTGTGTTAAATGATCTTGCCTCAGCAGTATTTTTGCACTGCTTACCTACAAGATTAATAACCATACACCCAACCGCGGGAGCGCATTCCGTTGTGTTCAATCCTTGAAATCTATAATAACTATTACTGCATCCTGCAATTAAAAATAGTATTAAAGTCCAAGTAAATTTTTGCATTTTTGCATGTGTCCCCACCGTTTTTTATAGCTATGTGTATGCGAATTAATTTTCTGCGTAGCATAATTACATGCTTCTTCTGTTAACCCTATGTCAACCGCTCTGTAGACCTCGTTATCAACCCAATAATAAATAGCAGTCAATATACTGTGAGGTGCTTTCGCTAATACATCAGCTCCTATTCTTAGAATTAAATCCCCATTTGTTTTTTCGTACAAATCAGGAAAGTTATTCAATAGCCAATCGTGGTATTTTTTCTGATTGTTTGTGCCTGTTAGCTGTATTCCACCACCACCACGAGTACGCCACCCGTCACCTGTTTCTGGTGCGCCGTTACCCATACGATTAGCATAGGCATTGTTAGCAATAGCCATTTGATTCGCTGGATGCCCCTTGCATCTACCATCGCGCCACGGATTAGCAAAGCCATGCCTACCATACGCGCTAAATAGCTGAGGCAATACTTTGCACCGATAGTTAAGGTTTTCTTCTGTTATAAAGCCGGGTCCTGTTTCTTCTCTTATCTGAGAAACAAATAATATCCATTCTTCTGGTTTTGACAGATGAAACTCTTTTAAATATGGCTCAATATGTTTCAATGTTTCTTTGAATTGAGCTTGAGCTTTTTTTCTGCCGCCGTAGTTCCACATTGGCAACAATAAACGCGCCTTATCTCTATCAAATTCTTCTTGAGAGAATACTCTTTCGGGAGTAACAGCTTCCTCTACCCACGTTCCCGCATCTTTTGTGCGGTTGGCTATTAATTTAGCCCATGTTCCGACACCTACTATGCCATCTTGCGGTAATCCGTTTCGTGCCTGGAAGTGTTTAACCGCTGCCTCAGTACCTTTACCAAAAATACCGTCAACGACATCCATTTTCAGCATCTTTTGCAACGCTCGGACTGTTAATCCATCGCGGTTAAACTTGCTCCTACTACCCATTCCTATTTGCAGATCAATCATATTTTTACACCAGTTTGCACATAATAAGCCGCTTTGCATAACGACAAATGCGACTTAACATTTTTATAGTTTATCTTCTTAGCTAGTTTATACCAGAGATCAAGATCAAAATTATCGACGTACACCGCATCGCGCCATTTTGCACCACGCTGATCTTCTATTCTCTGGCATGTTTTAATTTCTTCGTATTGATGGTTTTTAAATGATGTAATGTAAAAACCACTCTTTTCGCCTCCGCCAATACGCATATTATCAAGAAATACCCTGGCTGGCTTTGTGCCTCTACGGTTATTTACGTCCATGATAGTACCGCTCAACAAACCACATATACTTACATCATGCTCTGATTTTGTAGTGATTCTTACGTTAGATATTTCTAAATTACGATAAGCACCATCACTAGAGAATATGCCCTGCATGGAACCATCAGAATATAGTGAGCAATTTGTTATTTTTACATTTTCTGAAATTTCGCCAAAATAACGCAAGTATGACTTTGTAGGTATTAACTGAATGAAATCACTATGAGGTTCAGCACGGCATATTTCATCTACGCAATGAACATCATGCAAGGTAATATTTGAGCCTATTGCTTTTACAGCATCGTTTGATTCGCCTGGTGGTACATCATTAATATATTTACAGGTGAGTGTATCACCTGCTTCTAGAATATGTTTTTCGCCCATAGTGGTGATTATACCACAGTATATCCATTTTGGGGTATATGAGTGAATGTCAAATGTTATTTTTATTATTTATTAGTTGTTGCTATTGTTAATATCTGCGCTTTTGGATGCGCTTTAATAGTTTTTCCCCTGCAATGCTATGATTTGACGCATAGTATACCTTTTTTTGAATTGCATTAATGTAACTCCGTGAACGTAAAATCATCGTCGTGTGGCACTCCTTCATCGTGAATATAAATAAGAGATTGATCTTCTCCACTCTCGTATTCCTTAATGTTTGAAGGTGTTATCTCTCTCTGACAGAAAGGGCAATATTGATTATATTTATTTTCCTGCGGCATTATATTTTCCTCTAAATTAATATAAACGTCTGCCTAACTTGGTAATTAACTGCGTTGTACAGGTTCTTCGCTCTAAATGTTAATTTATCTAAAGCAGGTGTTCCCGTTAAATTGTGGCGTTCTACTCTTTGCATAACTTTTTAGCTAACCTTCTTCTGCTATACATCTTCATATTTGTTCATTAATTTATCATAACAAGCCATGATTACTTTCGCATCCCATAGAGCATTATGTTTTTCATCTTCGTTTGCTTCTAACCCTGCAAATTCTTCTCTATTAATATCAGGGTCTACGCCTTTGATCTTCATCAGCGTTGCAATATCGAAAGGAATGTAGTTTATATTTTCTGGTAGCGAAGGATAGCCGTTTGAATAATCTGCTATCAGCTTATTAAATAGCATCCAATCATAAGCAAGGACGTCTGACCAAATGTCGATCTTATCAAGCCTTAATAACCACTTTCTCAAAATATTTGAAACATACTTTTGATCTGCTTTAACTATTGTATGCTTCCCTTCGCCATAGTGGCGCAAATAACCATCCAACTTATCAGAGAACTTTAGCTTATTAATAACATTATTTTCAATCCAGTCATCAACCTGCATCAAATTATAATCGCTTAGTTCAGCATAAAACGAGTCACCTTCATCTGATACAATACCAATACTGATAAGCGTTGTGTCTTGGTGAAGCCCTGTAAATTCTGTATCGAAATATAAATTCATAATCTTATCCTCCTTAACTTCCGCGCTGTTTTTAACATTCTTATTGCTTTATCAAGTAATATATCCAGTTCTGTTGCTTCAAAGCATTCAGGATTATTTATTGATTTATTTGCATGGGTATTCTCATTATCACGCCACCATTTTTCAAAAACATCATCGTATCCATTTTTGCATGATCTAGGTGTATCTTCTTTAAAAGTATTTATAACGCTATTATTGAAATACTTACATCTAATACATCCGCTCATAACTATCTCCTTTTTACTCAATAATACGCAAACCACAGAGATTTGGTATATCTCTTAATAGGTAGATTAGCGTTTACTTTCTTTCCATGCTTCCCATGCAAGCTGTACTTGATAATCAGAATATTGACCTGCCCACTTGTGCTTTTCACTATTAATGGTAACATCCTTTTCATAGGGTGGTGCGGTAATCCAGTTCTCAAACGCCTTTCTTTCTTCTGTTTCGGTTTTCATTTGCTAGTTCTTGCTTTATCAAGATATGGCTTCCTACATTCCTTATAAGCTTCTATGAACTCGGAGCTTTTTGGAATATCCTCGCCTTTGCAATATTTGGCGATATAAAAACTATCAAAGTCAAGCCCTACAATCATACAGGCTTGATATGCTGATTCTACAATATCTCTATTCTTGTGGTACTTTTGAGCTACGGCATTTATTTTCATGTATGGTATTTCTGCCAGCTCAACACCATCTAATATTTTTATACTTCTTGCATCGTACATTTTATTTTCCTGTTTATTTTAGACATTACTTCTCTGGTTTATCCCTTGAACTACTAGCAATAGATTGTTTCTAATTTCCTTATGCCTAATACTCTTGCCCTTAGAGCATAATCCCTGCCAGACTTAGCCCTCTGGCATTTAACTGTTACGGCTTACGTGGGTTTTCACAGTTAAACTATTCGGACTTTTTAAAAATTTCAAGGTCTAGGTTGCACCACTGCATTGCCTAGTAGTTTGTTTGTTTCACTATTTAAAACTTTAATAATCAGAAGCTTGTATGAATTAACTGTAAGCAAAAATGAATTAAAATGTTTTATTAATCTGTTAGCCGTGATGCCAATTAACGCGCAGATAAGTACGCCATCGAGTAGTTAGCTCATTGATGGATTAGTTTTAGCGAATTGAATTTGCCTGAATCGGCTGTTTTTAGATTGATTATTGCGTTTAGGGATAAACTGAATTATAATCTCTCTAACTTGTGCTGTCGCTAAACTTACACAAGATTTATTTGATAAGTATAGTCTCTATCTCCTATAACGTCAAATAGCATTAAAGCCCGTCATTAACCTGATGGGCTTTTTTGTGGGCGAGATAAACTGATATACCTCTAAGTGGGTATTCCACTAATTAGGCAATTAGCCTACACTAGCTAGTAATATGAAGATTGGTCAATAGATGTTAAAAATGAAAGCGGGACTAAAAGTATTTTGTTGATCTCAACAAAATGCTTGAACGAAGCCACGATTTTACAGAATGGCACGTAGTTAGCTGGTCGTTTTTTGGAGCGTGTTGTTAGGCTTGGACTTGCACGTTCTCGGCTAATAACTCATTAAAAAATAGCGTGGTTATTGTTGCTGTTTTTGCATTTTTGAATTGATTTACTTTTTGCCTGCCATTTTTTATGCCGTATTTATTTTCTAGGAATAATGCAAGCTGGTTGTAGTTTTCTGTTTTTGTCTGAGTAAGCATAAAATCTAGTATTTCTTCGTTTGAAATTATTTTGCTCATTTTGTAAATATCCTATTGACATTAAATATTATTGTATATATAATATATACATATTCAACGAACAGCAAGGACTTTTAAAATGAAAAACCTTAATATTGTAAAAAAAGCTTTAGTTAAACTACCAAAAGATCAACAATTTGATGGCATTATTGCTGTGCAGATGGTTGAGTTTAGCTTTAATTATTTTGGCAATAAAGTAACAGAGATGTTAGATACAAAGATAATGGAAGATGGAAGGCAAATAGTAATTGATGGAAATGGCTTTATACCAGCGGGTTATGAAATATAAAGATTGGCAACTATTCAATGAGTTACCTGATGGGTGGCTCATTGATAAAACAGCAGGCTCTCCTCTTGCTGGTCATGCTTTTATCACGAACGGAAAGAGCGTGATAAATGGTCAGGAAAGAGGGTTGCTTAAAATAAAAAGAAATAGCGATAGCAACCACTTTAAACCGTTGCCTGTTGTAAAAAAACAGGAAGAGGCTGATCCTGAACAGGTTGTTATTGACGATAACTATGTAAGAACAGTTAATGAGCTTGCTAGACAAAAGTTTAAGCAGAAGATACTTAATGATATTTTAGTTGATTTGATGATCTGCGAAATTGAAGGTTGGTGTAAGCTTGAATACATCAATGAGATAAAACAATTAATTGATGGAATTGCAAGGGCTAAAAAGAAAAATAATATCTTTAGAAGTTAAAGATACAACAAAAGCTAAAGGTGTATGCTTAATTGATAATCTTTTGTTTGCTCATGCAGAAGCAACTGCGATGTTATCTTGAGTTATATATATGACCATCCACCAGCAAGTAAGCACTTTAGGAGATTAAAACGCCCGCATAACAAATGAATATCTATTATGCGGGATAGAACCTAAAAATTAATAGCAGTGCAATAAGGGAGCGAGTAATCAGTTCCCATTAACAGGCTATAAGCATAATCCTTCGGTTTGCCGTTCTTAAAGTAAACCTTGTAGGCTTTAGTACCAGTATAAGCACCGTAGCTATTCTTGCCATTGATTCCAGCTATCACGCTCCATACGCGATACTTCCCTTTACCATCACGACATATTTCTTTCTTTGGTGCTAAGAAGTTAGTTATCTTCATGCTCGCGGGGTCTTTCATCGTAGGACGCACGTACTTATTCAGGTAAGCTGTAGCCTGTGCGTTAATGTTTTTAGGCTTAATTTTGCTGTAATCAGTGATAACAGGTGCTTTCTTTGCCACTGCTTTTGGTTTTACAGATGTTGCAGCACATGAGGTTAAGAGTGCTGATATTGCTATTAGTGTGATAATTTTAGTGTTCATTGTTTTCATCCTTGTTTTGAAGTTCATTGTTGATCATGTTTGCGACTTTATCGCCTATCTTTGTGCCTATACCTCCTGTTTTCTTGTTAATCAGTTCACGCTTCATTAAGTCTTTTATGTACTCAGCCAGTGAAACACCTTTTTTATTAGCTTCCGCTAATGCCTCATCTTTTAGCCACTGTGGTAGTACCATGTTAAATCTTGCTTGTGCCATTTGCTCACCTTTTTTATGTAATACGCATTATTGTACTTGATTAAGTAATTTTTGTTAAGTATTATAATTACACACTAACAAAGTAAGGAAACGAAATGAAACAACTTAAATTCAGATTAGAAGGTCTTGGAAGTCTTCTAATGCACTCCGATAGATTCGCTAATCCACTAGATGAAGATGCGATTGAACACAAAAAGCTAACATCAAAAAGAAATAAAACAGTTGAAAATCTGCATGAAATAGCCAAATCAGAATGGCTAGGTTCTCTTTATTACAACGATGATCTAGGAATCCATATACCCACAGCAAACCTGCGTAAAAACCTCATAGAAGGCGCAAGAAAGTTCAAGCTCGGAAAGCACGTAGAAGGTGGTGTTTTCTTTAATAGTCAGGGCTTCCCATTAGAATACGAAGGAAGCAAGAAGCCTGAAACACTGTATAGAAATAAGGAATTTGTTGATTGTCGATCGGTGGTTGTTGGTCGCGCTAAACTCATGCGTTACAGACCAATATTTAAACATTGGGCGTTATCTGGCACATTAGAATACGAAGAAACGGTTATTGACGAGGAGCAAATAAAGCAGTCATTTGAAAAAGCTGGTCAGGTAGTTGGTCTTGGTGATTATCGTCCTTTGTTTGGGCGGTATTCTGTTAGTTTTGATTAAGTTTTAATTTTGGTTAAGTTTTAAATTATTGTCAAGGCGGGGCGGGGCGCGGCTAGGCGCGGCTAGGCGGGGCGAGGCGAGGCGGGGCGAGGCGGGGCAAGGAGTAGATAAGAATCTACTGGATTGGTCATTTTCAAAGTGATCTTTCCTGTCGGTTTTGATTAATGGCATGGTAGTGTCGGGTGAGGTCTGGCGCGGCTCGGTGTGGCTAGGTCGGGCGAGGCATGGCGAGGCAAGGGATAGACAAGAGTCTATCAGATCGCACATTCTAAACAGTGTGCTTTCTTATAGGTTTTTTTACAATGGAGATAAATAAATGATTGAAGTACAAGCATACCCACAATATAAATACGCCGCTGAATGTATCGCCGATGATTTTACCTATGGCGACCTAATCAGCAAAGAGTATTTAGAAAACAAGCTAGGATTTAAGAAGCCCAAAACAATAGCTGAGTACCAGGCGCAACAATTAAAGAAGTTGGCAGATACCGTCAAGTTAAAAGAGTTCATACTTGAGACATATATGTATTACCTAATCCCTGAAAATGGTGGATACAGAATTGTTAAACCAAGAGAACAAACAAAAATAGTCGTTGATCGCCTAAAAAAATCCCTCGATAAAACAATGAGAGATTCAGCAAAAGGGCTGAAAAATGTCAATCATTCAAAATTAACTAATGATGAAATAAACGAAAACACAAGGGCGATGAATGTCTTGGGTGCAATGAAGCTTTTTGCAAAAAAAGGTAAGAAAAAGTTTAGGTTTTTAACTAAAGGCTCTAAGAGCTCTAAAGGCTCTTTCTAGCTAGAAATTTATTTGATTCAACGACTACCCTTTTTACGCAACTACAATTTTCAGGATGTATCGTTATGCTTGATCTGATGAAGCATAACGAATCAATAGATGGGAGTTGAATATGAAGCTCCCATTTATCACCAGTAGTTAAATAATCGGACTCATATTTATACGTTGGGAATACCGAAGCGCCTACAGCATAAAAGCTTTTCCCTTCATCATAAGAACATCGCAGCTCGTCAGTGTATGTAACTTTTACAGGCTCTTTGTATTTTGAATATGATACAACAGGAATCACAGGATTGCCCGCTATTTGAGGTGATTCGACCTTTATGCTCGTATACTCAACCCATCTGCTAATAGGTGAATAAAAGTCATACAGTACACCAAAAAATCTAGGGGCGTATGCTATAAGAGAACTTAATAGTATTACTGTTCCATATAATTTAATCCGATTCTTCATCGTCGATTTCAAGTCCTTTTTTCAGCTTGTCGGATATTGCTTTAGGTGCAAATTTAATCACCATCGCTACCAGTTCCATTGATAGCAGTGATGATAATCCGACTCCAATTATCATTAACGGGGATGTTAATGTTATATGGAATGTTATCCCAAGAAATGTTTTCCCATCAAGCAGGGCAATACCATTGCCTATGAGTACGCTCATAAATAGCGTGCTAAATAATATTGTAAAAAACGCCTTCGCGCCTTTTCCCGTACCCATTAGATATTGAAGAATCATACCCATAATTAAAACAAAAATTATTTGTATTTCTCCGATGTGATGCTTAATGGTTTGAAACATATCGACTCCTAAATTATTGTTATTATTATACATTAGTGGCTACTTATACCAATCATTAATATTCTCAGACATCCACTTCTCCAATGCAGTGTTTGGCGCGTTTACACAGTCAGGCGGCAAAGGTATTTGTGAATGGGTAGGGCTTGTCATGCCAATATAATGCCTATATCTGGCTTCATCACAAAATGTATTCCGCTTGCCCTTTTTCTTAAACTTTTTTTGCTTGTTTATTTGTGCGAGAATTTCTGACTGCTCTTTTTGTACTGTCTGAAGTTCACTCAATGCAGTGTTTTGTACCGACATTGCATAACTCATTGCAGCAAGAGCTATAACCACTAGAATTGTTATAGCTCTCGTTAGATTCATTTCACTCATTTTGTATACTCAAAAGTTGCGATTAAGTTAGTTGCGCCACCGCCTGACCAAAAATTTTTAAGGTAGGCGTGTCCTCCACTTGTCCAATAATACGCCCTGTCTGTTGCTGTGTCGTCTTTGTATAAAGCAGGTATTTGTGTTCCATTCGCTGCTTTTATCATAACATCCGATCTTATCACCTCAGAAAAACCTATATTAATATCAAGTAGAGTTCCATTATTTGGTATGGCATTAGTAAATGATCTTCGATAAATCGGCTTACCGTCTACCCATGTATTACCTGTCTTTTTCTCTAATAAAGAATACGTTATGTGATCTGATGAAACGGTTGTTTCAGCATAACAAAATATTTTTTCAATGATAATATTTCTATTATGTTCTGCTGCCACTATTGTGTTGCTTGTTTTTGATACTGTTCCAGTTATGTATCCTGTGCCATATGTGTCAAATAAGAAATCATTAGTGCTGCTCAACAAGTACAACTCGTGCAATGCCCATCGCCTGGTTGGATTATCTACGTCTCTGATTAAAAATTTAATTGAGGAGCAAGTAGAAATATCAAATTCATTCTTGCCAAGCGTATAAGTAGCGTTGCCTCCACCTATGTCCCAATTAAGGATTTTTTCAGCTACTTTATTAACAACACCTAAAACGGTTTTTTCACCACCTGCGTATTTCTGATCAAATAGCCAACTTTGCGCCGTTGTCGATTGATTCATTATCAAATAGATTCCAGCGGGAATCGTTGCTGGGTCTTGCGTTGATATACCGTCAATATTCCTAAGTTCAATCGTTGCTGTAGAACCAAGCGCCGCTTTAACATCTGCTAGACTCAAATCGGTTAATATGCGCGTTTCCAAGCTGTTATGCGCAACACCAACATTAATTGGGGTTGAAATAAAGCTTCTAACAGTATTGCCGTCATCAAGCGTTGAATCAAGTGTTGCTTGCAATGTTGGATAATTAACTGTAATTGATTTTTCTTTTGCGCCACTTGATGCAGTAACAACATAAGTTGAACCGCTAGTTGCGTCTGGGTCTTCAAAATTTTGCCAGATATATGAATAATCGCTTGCAGGTATTGTTATATTGCCATTTTCGTCAGGTGTTGCGAGCGTACCGTTTATAAATGTTTTCTTGTTGAAAGAATTATTCGGTTTAATCTTGTAGCCTGACTTTTGACCGTCGAACGGATACATGAATACGCGCTGCTCTTTTTTTAACCCAATCTGACTAATATCTAATGTCATTGTGCTGTTATAAAGCAGCGTATGACTATTATTTGTGTTTAGCGGCTTCCAGTTTGCGCCATTGTCTGTTGTCGGGTCTGTACCGGCAGGCACTTGATCTACTTGTGCTACATAGACAACACCATCAGAACCGATGACGTATTTAGAGCTAAGATTACCTACTGTTACAGATAAATCGCCATAGGCTGCGTAGTTTTGATCCCAAAATGGCAGAGATGTTTGTCTTATTAGAGTCAACACTTCTTTATTTATTTGCTCTGATGTATGACCTTTAACTGTCGCATCAGTGCCTGAAACTATATCACCAATTCCTGCCTTTGTGCTTTGATGCCAATCATAAAGAGCTTTACCACCCTTGATAGTACCACTTGTGACATCTGCTTTGTTTTGAAGCTGTGCGTCTGTAATATCCGTCGCAGATGCGCCAAGCTCCTCTTGTGATAGATACTTTACCCATGCACCTGAAATCATTTGATATTTAGCCCAACCAGCCGTTACAGAGGTATCTCCACTCGCATCAATAACGTGGATAATTGAACCTGCTGTAGCTGTCGCTGGCAAATCGGCAAATGTTGCTACACTCGTCTGATCTGGTAGTGCATCTAATTGTGCTTTTAGTTTTTCCGCGTCCACCCACTTGTTAGCTGTACCAGCTGTTATTTGTGCTTGTGTTGCTTTGTCGGCAATAGCAACTTTTTTATCAAGCTCTTTTTTCAATGTATCTGGCTGAACATACTTGTTTGCAACTTTTGTTCCAGCCGTCACCTCTGCTTGAGTGTTGGCTGATGCTGTAACAGGTGCATCTTTATATTCAATGTCGTTACCTGTTGCATCTACAGTGGCAATCTGTCCTTTTGTTTTCCCAATCGGTTTTGATACTTTTGTTTTTAACGCAGCATCAATGACTTTGTTTTGAAGTGAGTTTGTGCTTGTAGCATTTAAAGCTGTGTCTACAGTTGCAGCGGAAGGTAAAATTAGTTTTAGCTTCTGCCCTGTTAATGATAATGCTGAATTGCTTGTAGCATCTAAAGTGACGGGGTCGTGAAATTTCGCTTTTTCAGCAGATGTCACATGAATATCCGTATCTGCTTTGTGGGTATCTATTTCTGTTTTTGCGGCTACTGCTGTAGCTCTTGCTGTTGTGTCGGTTGTTCCACCGCCACCATTAGCTCCTCCTGAACCATAGGTTCTAGCTTGTGCTGTACTTGCCATAGATAAAAATGCTAATAAAAATATTATTTTTCCCATTAGAATCTCGCGTCAGTAGATTTATTGATAATAAGTTTAACTTCGCCTGAAGTTGAGCAAGCCCAGATATTATTATGACCAGAATTAGTAAAATATGGAGTTTTATCAATGAACCCATAAAAGCAAGCCGAAGACGGTGTATTAGTTGATTGTGCGAAGCGGAAGCCCTTGCTTGATCTGGCTCTGAACATGCCAGACTCCACCGTATCAAGGACTTTAACCCAACTATTATCAGAGGGTAATGTTATTTCGCTTGCTTGTGCTGAGCTAACAACCAGCATCAAAAGCAATATTTGTATAAATCTCATGGATATACTCACAGAATATCAAATGATACTATGATACAATTAAACGCTTTAAAAATACGATTTGTCGGACAGTAAATGTCGTTCAGGATAACATTCAGAGCTAATGATTGGCTTCAAAAAAGAATAGAGGAAGAGTGCCGCTTTCGTGGTATGACTATTTCAGAATTCATACGCTACTGTGTGAGAGAAGAGATTAAAAAGCGGGAAATAGAAAAGAATGATTAATATACCCACTTTGGGATATTTAACTATCTGTGTTTTTCGGGCAATATGTTTGTATTGATTAAGGAGATAGAAAGATGGCTTTAAAAATATTAGGTGTGTTTTTAGTAATGATTCCAATATCTGTGTTAATGGCTTGGTTTTTAGATACTCATGGCATTCATGGTATTAAATACTGGTTACTGCTAACACTTGGAGACTCATTTATCTCTACTGGCTTGTTTTTTATCGGTGGCAATAAATGAAACAGCAAAACATGCGCGGCAAAACCTACGAGTTCGACTACAATAGCAAGCACTACCTTTGCCTAGCCGATGCCATGAGAAAGAATAAAGCCTCTGCTGCAACAATAAAAAAGGGCTGGAAGAACGTCAAAGTAGTGCCACTCACCAAGCATCGTAAAATCACTATTGCACCGCCTCAAGAGCCAAAGCGAGTCGATGTGAAGGTTGATAAGCTTACTCTTTCAGATCGCAAAAAGATTGACAATATTCTTGCTGAAAAACGAGATAGAGACGAATTAAAAGAGGTATGGGAGTGATTAAAGAACGAATAATTAAACTCTCAAAATCCAAAACAGTTCAAGAAATATCCGTTCTTTTTGGGTTAAACGTATTCATTATTGATAATGTTATCAATGGCGATAAATACACGGCTGAAACTGTAGAGAAAGCAGCAAGAGATAGAGTTATTGATGAAGCAGTAAAAAGAGCGAAGCCTCTTAAACTTTGGTTATAATTTCTTAGTAATCCTATCTATCGCATCCGTTAATATCTCATTCTGCTTTTTCACTTTCTGGCATTCTCTAAATGATGCTTCCCTTCTTTTTTTATGATATTCAACATCGTTAATCATTTTATTAGCGACTGAATTGGCTGATTCTCCCAATTCCTCAGCCTTTTTCCTGATTAACACCTCATTTTCTTTTGACGCTCTAATCATTAGTGCCATTTTTTGTTTATCCCTTTGATAAAATAGTGTATACTTTTTGTATACATTAGTAATTATATCCATGTTAGCGTGATTATACAATATACGCAGGTTTAATAAATATGACCAAGAAATACATCTACAGCCAAGACGCAACAGAACGCCAGGTGTTGCGCCTTACAGACAAGGAAGTTATTGAGTTTATAGAGAGGCACAATAAACAAGGTAACAAAGTAAATAATATGTATACAAATGATGGGCGCGTCGCCTTCGAGATATACAGACCAACAGACGTTGTTGAATTGGGATGCCTTTAAAACAAAATGAACGATACAGTAAAAAAAACAATACCAGTTCTATTTATCGCTTATGTATTGAGTGAGAATATTGTTATTTATAGCAAGTTAAGTGCTGGGCTGTTTTCTTTATTAATGACTTCAACTGAAGTTATATCAGCAGTATTTATTATTTACTGTATATCTTTTTTTTTAATAATTTCAAGCAAAATGGAAAAGATGTCTTTGATTCTTTTGTTTGTCGCTTGTTTGATGTTTTTCGATAGGATAATAATAGCAATAGCTTTTTTATAGGGTTTTTAAAAATGAATAATAATATTATTGGTATAGAACCATTCCATAAGACTGCAAAGTATTTAGCTTTTGCGGCTTTTGCTGTAAGTGTTACATTTACGATTATCTTCAACACAAGTCAGGCAAGTGGATACCTTGATATGATCTTACTAGCTGCAACAGGCGTTATTCAGGATTCAAGTGAGGTATTGCTTGCGGTGATCGCTTTTTTCTTCTGGACTCACAAGAGTAAGACTAAGATATTCAAGGTAATTGCTGTTATCTGCATGATTATTTCTCTATCCCTTGTAGCATGGAGCATTACTGCAACATGGGGCGGTAATAATGCGATGATAGAAAAGCAGGCAAATGAAGCTGATCTTGAAAAAAGTAAATTAGACCTACTCACTACCGCTATTGCTAATTCTGATAATGTAGCTAATGCCGCTATCTCTAATGCAGAAGCAATGAGGAACAAGGCTAAAAGCTACTCTAAAAAATACAATCAACGTGCTAAAAAAATGATTGAAGAGTCTCAGAAACTTGTAGACAAGGCAAGTAAGAGTGCAAGAACAACAATGGAACTTTTTGACCGAATGAAAGGAATAGATCAAAATAAGATAGCATCCGTCAATTCTGCTAAGGCGGCTTTTAATAAAATATCCGCTGTTACAGGCGCAAGCACTGAAACTGTATCAACAACCTTTCTTCTATCAAGAGCAACTCAACTTGAGTTAATTGGAATTGTTTTTGCTATTGTAGCAATGCTTACTTCAACACCTAATGCAATCCGCGTTCAAACAGGTAGCACTAAAAAGCCAAAGGCAAAAGAAGGAAAAAAGGAAAGCAAGCCAGAAGAAAAACCAAAAGAGCAGAATAAAAGTGGCATTCTTATGAACGGCATTGAGTATACGCCAGAAATGATAAGAGCAATCGTTAAGCGGTATGTAATAGCAAAGAGCGTACCAAATGGTGAAAAATGCACTTGCCCAGTTTGCGAGAAAGTTTTCATAAAAAAAAGGAATGCAGTTCATTGCTCGAACAAGGGCAAGGGTAATTGCGCTGACACAAGGAAAAATCTAATGAGTAAACAAAAGAGGGAATATAATGAGAAAATTCGTAAGCAAAAACCATAAAATTATTATGGTAGCAATAATTGGTGTTGCTCTGTATGCACTATACAGCGACCCATATTTTTGGCAAACAATAAGGAGTTTATAATGGATAGATTAGTATCATGTAGCAACGTAATGAGCTATTCGCAAATAGTAGTAGTTTCTTTCTTTGCGATAATAGCAGTATTTATTGCGCTTAACTGGTTTGCAAAGATTGTCGCAGAAAAGAAAGCGAATATAATCGAATCAAAAATACAGAAATCTGTGGATGCAACACTAGAGGCAATGGCGAATGACAAAGTTAAGGAAGTAGGCGCAAGCCCTCAAGTCATAGTTGCATACGCAAAAACATTATTGGGAGTCTAAAATGAGTAGATATGACGAAAGAAAAAGCGAAATACTTGGAGAGCTAAGACAGAATGATAGCAATTCTCTATCATTTTTAATTAAAGCTGTACTATTTCTATCTGTAGTTTGGGCTGCCATTTCTGTATTTATTGGCGCAAAATGAGCAGAAAGCCATTAACATCAAAAGTCGAGAAAGCTGTCCTGAAAAGAGATAGACATAGATGCGCGAATCCTACATGCCTATTTCATTTTATAAAACCATCTGGAAAGGCTATCCACCACATCAATGATGAATCAACACATCATAAAAAGTGGTGGGTAGATCAGCCTCAAAACTTGGTTACTTTATGCTCTACTCGCAGGGTTTTATTCTTCTTCAAGGTAAAAGGCTGTCACCAAAAGTACCACGCTTGGATAGGCGGCACTCAAAAGAAAACAAATTTAAGAACGCTTCAAGGCTTTTACGCTCTTTTCTCGGCAAAAAGATTCTTTACTATATGTGTTATTATTATTTTTGCAACACTGTCAATCAAGTTCTTTTAAGTCTTTACCGTTAGTATTAGCATAAAATATACTGTAAACAATATTGAAAATATCTTGGTGCGTAAGCACCTCTCCTGTTTCTTCCGCTGTCTCAGGGCTTAATATTTTGATCTTTTCGGTTGGACTAAACGGTATTTTAAGGCTTTCTAAGTTTATTTCCCTTCCATCTGATAGTTCATTGTATGCAGATATAACTAATTGTGGTGGTTCGCCACGCAGAAAAGTTAATGCTCTCATTTTTGTTTTCTTTTCAAGTGTAACAGTAATCTTTTCTTTATTTATGCTTTTCATTTTCTTTATTCTCCTATATAGCAACTTTTAAATCGCCGCCTGTGTGATAAATTGATTTATTTGGTATAAGTCCAGCGTTAATTGCATCTGCATTTGAAGCGTATTCAGGGATACCAGTGCCATTGCCAACTGATAATATAATATTGCCAGACAAATCAGATGGTAATCCAGTTACATTTGCGCCGATAATTGTATTATTACTCCCCGTTACTATGCCTCTCCCTGTGTTACATCCGTATATAGTGTTCGCATCACCAGTTGTGATGTCGTATCCAGCCGCATAACCATTCGCTGTCCAGTTACTGCCCGTTGTGTTCAAGTATCCAGCGTACATGCCATTCGCTGTCCAGTTACTGCCCGTTGTGTTCAAGTATCCAGCTCTATTACCATTCGCTGTCCAGTTATTGCCCGTTGTGTTCGAGTATCCAGCCGCATAACCATTCGCTATCCAGTTATTGCCCGTTGTGTTCGAGTATCCAGCGTACATGCCATTCGCTGTCCAGTTACTGCCCGTTGTGTTCGAGTATCCAGCGTACATGCCATTCGCTGTCCAGTTACTGCCCGTTGTGTTCGAGAATGCAGATTCTTTGCCGACTCGTGTATTACTACTTTTTGCTTCTATTTGTGGGTCAACGTATGCCGCAACGCTACCAGCATTAGTTACCGCAGCAGCTTGGTTTAAGAATTTCATTACATTAACACTAGCATTAATGATGTTAAGCCACTTCTGATACCACGTTTTATCTTCGCATGTTATTTTATTTGTCTGTAACGCTGTTTCTAAGTCATCAATTGGATTTGTTGCCATTTTTTATACTTCCATAAATTTAAACGGTGTTTCGTATACCGAATATTGATTATTTGTAAATGTCATCTCATCAGGTTTACACAAAAAGTTGTGCTGATCTGAGAGTAGATTCTCAACTGATTTGCCCCATAAAAACCAAGGGCGTTCGCCAAACTCAGCAAGTAATTTAATTAAGGTCATAACATCGCCTTGTGACATATTTGTTTTTGATACCGAATATTCACGCGCTTTTAATGATCTTTTTGATTTTAGTATTCCACCTGACGCAGAGTACACAGTGCCACCACTATGTTGAACTTTAAATGTATTGCCCAGCGTGTCATTCCCATCGAAATAAACGCGGTTACCAATCAGGATGTGTCTTAAATCAAATGGCTCTGTTGTATTTATTTTCAGCCTGACTTTTGAAAAAGTCGGCTTATTCTCAAGATGCAAAAATAGATTGTTGTTTTCTACTGACACTGTATCACAAGGCGCGTCTGTTCCTATTTTAAACTCACAAAATGGAATCGGAAATTTTATTGGCACATCGTGAGTTTCTACTAATTGCGCCCCGTCATATATCTCTGCTGTAATTGTACCCGATCTTATTGTTGAGCCAGCTATAATTATATCTGATAAACAAGCTACGGCAATATCGATGTCAATGTTTGTCGATCCAGAAAACCTGCAAACCTCTGATCTATTTGCATTTTTGAGATTCTCTAACCCCAAGTCAGCAGATACAGGCGCAACGGTAGACGTTATGGTCGCGTCTTGTACCCGATTATCAGCAAGTAATGAAAATCCGCAGCTCATTAAAACACTTCGATATTATGAATGGATGTGTCTGTACGGCTTTTTATTGATGACACAATAAAATTACCTGATAAATCACTACGATTAACTGACACGGGCATACCTGGGATAATCATGTGACCAAGATCGTCAATTCCAAATTCATACGTTACTCTTTTAGTTGCTCTACGCAGCGCTATCATATCAGCGAGTGCTTGAGCATCTGCCTGATTTTGCAAAACAGTATTTATTTCTAATACGTCTCCAACTGCTCCAGTTACTTTTTCAACCGTTTTTTTCCCGCTTGTAAACTCTGCTCTCTGCTCTGCTGTGAGTGATATTGCTAAATTACTATCTGATAATACGTCTACATTACCGCCATAATTCACAATTACTTTTGATACAGGCTTCAAAACATTTGAAACACTAATATCTGCTGTCGAATTGTCATCGTTTATTCTAAGAATATTAACTACGGGAGTAGCATCAATAAACATCCACCCGCCTTCTGGTTTCCGCACTAAGAACACGCCAACTGATCTTGCTATTTTATCCAATATTTCACTTGCTGTTTCTGTTCCCCTGACTGCAAATCCAATTACTGCATCTTTTTTCCATTGTGCTAAGCTGGATACATCAACACCATTGAGCGAATATTCAGTATTAATCTGATTAACAACATCTTCTAATTTTTTCGTATTGCTATCAACATCAACTAATTGCGCCCCTGCTGGGTTATGCCCTGCATTATATTTGTAATTTCCTTGAGTGCGTGTTACATGCCCAGTTACATCAAGACCGATGTCATAAACAGTGATATTTCCATTGAAGTTTCCATCATGGAATCTATAATCGAGTGTAAATGCATCAACGAGCTGTGGCTTAACGTGTGTCAATCTGCCGTACACCTTCATCTTTCGTTCACCCTCAGATACGTCTTGCAATAATTCTATTTTTGCTTCTCGACCTTCTGTTAGTCTGAACGAATAAACGCCAGCATTGTAACTAACAGAATCAATGGTCAAATTAGCTATTTGTTTAAAGAAAGAGAAGTCCCAACGATCATCACCAAAATAGATTTTACAAGGCTGATTATCAAATGAGTATCCGCGCCAATCCCGCACATCACACACAGCTTTAAACTCTGAAACTGAAATAGGCTTTTCTATTCTTCTTGTAAATTCTGGCAACCCGTCATGTAATAGCCATGCAGGGAAAGGCGCGTTAATATCATTGGCGATATAGCCTCTGTCACTCATACGAACGATGCCACCAGTGTGATAAGCTTCTATCAATAGAATGCGATGACTTACATTGCTTGTATTTCTATACCAATCATTGAACGCTTGTTCTGAAACGGCAAACGATGTAAACGGCATTATGCTAACTCCAATCTTTTATTGTCTGGCTTGTTAGCTGTATCTTTTACTGCCCGCGTGTTTTTCTCTTGAGCATCTTTTAAATCATTACGCTGTTGAGCCTCAAATCTTGCAATTTCACTCCTATTTTCTTTCAGCTCATTAAGCTCTTGTTTTATTTGTTGATTTTCACTTTTAATTTCCTCCAGTTTTTTCAAGCTGGCTTCTAAAAGTTTATTTGTTTTTTCTTGCTCTTTGTTTTTACCAATAAATGCAACAGGCTTGCTTTCGCGCTCATGGTTTTTATCCATAAAATACTGTGTGATGACTTTATTTGATGCCGCTGGCAATATCCTTTCCGCTTGATGCGCTCTGACATCAATAAAGTCCGCGCCTTTTGCAAAGCTTGGAATCGCAGAACCTGAGCCTGATTTGTGCCAGTTTTTATTCTGCTCTTTTATGTTGTCGCGTATTTTCCCATCGTACCAGCTAATATCATCTAACCGTATTTGCAATAGAGTCAATACATCAGTATTTGATTGCATTTCTATGCCAAGCAATTTAAACCACATCGCCAGATTATTACCATCAATCGGTGACGTATTTGTTTTAATCCCACCCAAATTCGGTTCTAATTTAGTTCTAATGTTCTCTGGTAGAGAATTGATTACGCCAGTATTTGTTTTAATACCGACAAGATTGGTTAAACGCGGGTCTAATTGCGAACGAATATCAACAGGTAGCGAATTTATATAATCCCGCATTGTTTGTGTTGCAGCAGTCAATGTTGTGTTGTCAGTCGCGTTTCTAATCGCGGTTAGATTTGCGTTCAAATGATCTCTAATATCAGCGGGCAGTGCTGAATCAATCGTAATTTGCTGCGCTAGTTTTTGAATAATATTTGCATAGTTTGTTTCATGCGTGTTTTTAAGAGTAGCAAGATGGGGTGTAATAGTTGCATTACTTGCTTCTTTCGCAAGTGCTAATTCATCCATTTTAGCCTGTATTTTCGCAGCTAAATCAGCTCTTTGAGCCTCCAAATCTTCTGTGCGTGCTGTTTCTCTCGCTAATTCAAGTTGTTCGCGTAGTACAGCAAGCTGATCTTCTGCTGCTTGTAAGTTAGCCCTTGCAGTATTTAAAATGTCATCGGATGGCTGAGGCTGATTCTCAATTGATGCAAGTAAATCTTCAAAACTGCCGCGTGTTAAATTCAATATCTGATCATACTGGTCACTTGAACCGTATGCACTACGCGCTAATTGCAAATACTTTTGCATTGCGCTTTGAGTTGCGCCTACATCCCCGCTTGCGAGTGCTGCCTGATACTGCCTCTGGGCTTCCGCGAGCTGCTCTTGCGGTGTTAAATTAGTGAGATTATTGTCAAGCTTTAATGATTCAAGATATTCACGCCCAGCTTGCGCGGCTTGTTGTTGAGCTTCCCAGTAGCGCATTGCTTCATTGTATGCGTTTTGAGCTGCTGTCACGCTGTCACGCGCTTGTTGCACAACTATCTGCTGTGCGTCAATCTGTGCTTGAATAGCATCCTCAGCGGATGTGCCACCTCCTGCAATTCTGCGATCTAACTCAGCGAGCTGTGCTTGTAAATCAGCAAGTTCTCTTGTTAAATCAGCAACCTTTTTCAATGCTCTTTGATGTTCTTCATAGATGCGCTGTTGCTCTCTTGCGAGCTTCTCAGCTTGTCGTGCTTGCTCCCGTGCCGCTTCCTCTGCAGCTCTAATACGCGCCTCTTTTAACCGATTTTCTTCTTCAATAACGATTCTCACTGAATCATTAAGTGAGATTAAACGCTCACGCTCTGCGCCTGTTGCGCCGTTTACTAGCGCAATATAAGAGTTTTTGAGATTATCGACAGACAAACCAAGCGATGCTACAACCGCCCGTGCTTCTTCTAATGAGTGATTAGTGCCCAGGAAGTAACTTTCATAATTCTGCGTAGCTTCTGCCAGTTTTCGTGCCGCATCTTCTTGAGCATCAGCGATAATATCAATCGCTTGAGCATATTGGATCGCGTTATTATAAGCATCAGAGCCAGGGTCAAGAGATTCAATTAGAGTTCTGAATTTTTCACGGATATTATCCATTCCACCGAGATCAAGATTAGAATTAGCAAGTGTTGCTTGTGCGTCAGCGAGCTTTTGAGCTGCTTGCTCTGCTGAGCTATAAAATTCTTGATTGAATAATGAGATAGCACTGCTTAAATCAGTTACAGAACCCGCAGTTTCCTCTAATTTTGGGTATAAAGTATCAACGGCTTGAGCTACATCAAGCAAAGCGGCATATTGTTTAACACCTGCCTCAGTTGTTAAATCAATGCTATCAATAATCGTTCTGAAAGTATCACGGCTTGTAATATCTAGCCCACTGAATTGTTCGTTATACGCAGCTATCGCGTTTGAAGCGTTCTCCCGCGTTTTTATGTCTCGTTCTGCTTGCGTGAAAAAGTTCTGGTAAACAAACTCAGCTTTAGAGCCAAATTCATTCAACCCACCTGCCAATTCTATTAGTTGATTAGAAAGCTCTAGCCCTTTCAGCGATGCTGTAGATGAGCTAATACCCATGTTATCAGCCATTGTTGTAACAGCCGCGAAATTACCAGCACTTCTGATTAGTGCCTGACTAACGCTCTCGCCTTCTTGTTTAAGCTTTTCGCCCCACTTATAGACAATCACTAGTCGGGCATCCTGCGCCTGCCTTTCTGCTTCCGCAAGCGCATCTTCGGGGAACTGTTCAACCCAGGCACTCAAGAAATCGTTATTTTTAAACTCAGTAAGAATAGTTTGAGCTGATTTGCCTATTTCCGCGCCCATTTCATCAAAAATCGGTAAAACAGTCTCTTTAATATCAACAATATCGCTCAATGCTTGTAGTTGATGCTCATAGTCACCCGTACTTTTTATTACATTCTGAATAGCAGGTGATAACTGCTCAAGTTGTATCCTCAAACGCTCAAGCAAAAATGATTTTATGTCTTTGCTGTTATTACCATATTTAAGCCCTTGGTTGGATAGACGTGTTTTTGCGCCCTCTATTTGTTCTGATGTCATTAATTTTGCAATTTTGCCATCGGCAATTTCAGCAACACGCATCATTTTCTCAGTTGCATCTTTTGCAGCATCAGAGAGTTTATAGAATCGTTTTGAAGCTCTATCTAAACCGAATCGCCCAAATACGCTTTTGCCTTCGTAGTTCCTGCCGTCATTCCAATTCTCAGCCGTTTGTCCTTTCTCGAACGACTGATTAAACCTGATTTTTGGATTGTGACTGAATAGATTGCCGATTAACCCACCGACAACAGAGCCGATAGTGCTACCGATTCCAGGCATGAAAGAACCAAGTGCCGCACCAATTCCAGCCCCCATTTGCCCAGCCGGATTCGCGCCTAATGCGCTCGCCAGACCAGAACCTATTTGATAGGAATTTATTGCGCCGCCGATACCTTTGCCAGTGCCTTTGAATAATCCACCCACTGAATCTCTAACGGTCTTGATTAAATCACCAAAACCGCCGCCTTTGCTAAATACGGATTGAATTGATTTTTGTATATCACCAGCCGCTTTATTTATTTTGAGATTAACATCAAGCGTCAATGGTTTTAACAGCGCATCACGCAGATTATTCCATTTTAATTCACCTGTATTGAATACATCAGCTATAGCATTTTTAACCGTATCCCATGCGGCAATCTCTTGATCTGTGTACCTAAGTTGCTGTTCTTTTTGCTGAATTATTTTAGCTTGTTCTGCACCGTACTGTTTTGACAACTCAAGCAATCGTGCCGCTTCATCGCCTTGCTCTAATCTAACTGTTTGGATTTGTAAATTATCGTTAATCTCTGCTATCTTCTTTAAACCGGCTATACGCTTGTCATCAGCTATTTTTGCTTCTGCCTGTTTTTTTGTGTAATGATCTAGCTGTAAATTTACACTAGCGATTGAGTCACTATTGAGCTTATTCAGTCCAGTTAGAGCCGTTATTTGCTTTGTGCGCTTTGTAGCTTCATCATAAATTGACTTTGCAATTCTCACCGCCTCACGCTTTGTTTCTACGGCTTTTTTACGCAGAAACTCACGCTTTGACTCTAATAGTGTCAATCCTTTGATTATTGGGAAACCGCGCTTTTCTTCTGCTATTTCATCAGCAATGGTTTTTAACGCTTTTTTACGAGTTTCAATAAGCTCTTTTTGTGCTTTTGATGTTATCTTGTAAGACTTGGATGAATCCATCAGAGTTGATGATAGCTTTTTATTTAAGCTGCTTAATGCGAATACTGGGGCTTTTTGGTTGGCGTTAATGCCAACCGCAATGCCTTCAGGTATCCATTTTGCAAGATCAGCCATAAGCCTTGATGGGGATTTTATGCCAAAGAAACCTTTAACAGATGAAAACACGCTCTTTGACATGCTTTTTGCAGCTTGCTTCGCTCTCGCTGCACCCGCCGAAATACCTTTGCCAATACCTTCTGATATATTCCTGCCAAGGCTTTTCGCTTTATTGATAATTCCAGAAAAGTCAGGCATCTCAATTTTAGGGATTAATACTTTCAGCGAGAGATTGTCCCACCATGCTTTAAACTTCTTTGCCAGTTCCCATGCAAGTTTTAACGGCTTTGGAATCAACGTCAAAACCTTTTCTGATAATTTCAGGGTATTCCACCACGCAAACGCATCTTTAGCCAGATTCCAGCCTATTTGCAAAGGCGCAGTTACCAAACCAAGCACTTTTTCAGCAAGTGTAGAGCTATTCCACCAACTCATGAACTGTCTAGCTTTTTCCTCAGCGTACTCAACACCAGCAGGGCTAACACTAACCGCCCATTCTCTTAATGATGATTGATTCCACCAACCAGCGAACTCGGTAGCCACCATTTTCGCGCCGAGAATAGCAGTATCATTGATGCTAATTATTTTCTCTGCAAACGTGGTGTTATTCCACCAGCTAACTAATTTATCCCAATTCTTATAGATCAGAGTAGCACCAACAGCAATAGCCGCGATTATTGCCCCAATGGGATTGGCGATAATTACAGCTGTTAATGCTGAAAAAGCGGTAGTGACAATCGGAATTGCAGAACCTAAGCCAAGCAGAGTAGGTCCTAACGCCGCCAATCCACCTGCAAGAATAGCAATGTATTTAGTAAGCTCAGGATTAACCCGCATCCATTCACCAAACGATTGAATAATAGGCTTAACGCTATCAAGCAAATCTTTGAGCGTATCAAGCATATTGACATCAACCAGGTTCTTTAATGATTCCCTTACCTGTCCTAGTTTGCTGTCAAATGTTGCTTGCTGTCGGGTGAGTTCTTGTTGCCATTTTGTAGCAACTAACGCCTTATCACCTGTTTTTTCTAGTAATTCTCCGTATTTATCAAGATTACCAAGTAGGGCAGCTATACCAGCAGAATTTTCACGTCCGAATATTTGAGTCAAGCTTCCAACTGTATCACCTGATTTATCAACAGCTTTTTTAAATTCTTCAAGTGCCGCTGGAGCATCTTCCCTGAATTTCTTGATTAAAGCATCAGGAGCAAGCCCTAAATCTTCTATTGCTTGTGTGGCTTTTGGAGTTAGATTCTTCAGGCTTGAAAATTGAGTAAGTAATGCGCGAATAGACGTGGATGCGATTTCAGGTGCTTTGCCCGTGTCAATCAAAGTTGCCGCTAATGCTGCTACCTGTATTTCAGATAAGCCAGCTTCTTTTGCTAGTCCCGCTACTCTTGAAGTAGTATTAAATATCTCAGCGCCTGTAGACTTTGAAGAATCAGCTAACACATTAACCTGTTGAGTAAGCTCTTTCAGTGCTTCCATATTATTTCTAATACCGAAACCTGCGCCAATACCAAGCAATGTCTGCGCTAGTTCACCCGCTTGCATATCAAGAGCTACCGCGCCCTCAGTACCCAACCGCATAAAGTCAGACCAGTTTTTGAACTCGACACCAGCTTTGCCCGCTTCTGCTGTTAATTCAGCTAATGATTCACGGGTTTTCCCTGATTTTTCAGCCAGGTCTTTTATATCAGTTAGAACGGCTTTATAAGCATTTTCACCAACGCCATCAGGTAATTGTTTGGCAATATCAACAGTGGCATTTTCCCATTGTCGCGCAACTAAGGTGACAGCAGTTCCAGAGGCTAAAATAGGGGTAGTGAATTTTGCTGTGAGACTAGCACCGATACCGCGTAGCTTATCACCAACGCCATTAAGAGTGCCTTTTAAAGATGTGAAAGTCTGAGATAGTTTTTTTGTCTTTGTATCAAGACGGTCAACATCGCCGCCCATCGAGCTTAATCCACCCGAAGCGGTTTTGCTAGTTGAGCCGATTCTACTTAATTTCTTCTCTGTAGAATCGGCTGTTTCACCCAGCTTTTTAAGTTTTCTATCAGCAGCATCAAGCCCTGCTGATTCAACTTTATAACCAATCGTCGCAAGATCAAGTCCCATTATCTTTCTACCGCAAATGACATGAATTGATCTTCAACCGATTGAACGACTTTATCATCATGCAATGGGTCTGGCTTATCGCCACCAAAACGATTTATATCACTTAAATACTGCTCTGATAGCTCTTTTAACAATGTAACTTCCTCTCTATCAAAATTAGCACCCGTGATATTTATATAGCTTTCAATATCAGGGTAAGTGAACGGTTTATCGTATGACGTCATTCCCATCGCAATTAATTGATTAATCAACCATTGGGAATACTGCCATATTTCAGGCAGGTCATTTTTTAGCTTTCTTGCTCCGTTGTATGCGTAGTGCTTAATCCACTCTCTGCACTGTTCGCGGGTTTCGTAAAATTTACACCGCCCCAGTTTTTATCGTCGTCTAGCCAATCGCGCCACTGTTTATAATATGGCGCGTATGCTGGATTCTTGAAGAAATTATACAATTCTGATTCATTAGCATGTAAATCATCCAGTCCTTCAACTTTAGTGACCATCTTTGAGTAGAGTCTTAATTGACGCTCTTCTGCAAGCTTGGTTTCTTCACGATCAATATTGATTATTTGATTACCAGAATCCTTTTCAATTTCGATCTTTTGCATCTTTTTTGCTTTGAATTTATCAAGTTTGTCTGCACAATCTTTCCATTCTTGAGAATAGGGCACATAACCAGTAAAGCTAAACCCTAGCTTTTCATTAGTTGCAGGGTCTCTAAATTCATAAGTTGTCAACTTTGGTACTGCTAAATTGTTTAATTTCATTATTTTGTCCTTTGTAAAATTTAATGGGCGCACCTTAAAAAAAGTACACCACTTCCTCTTTAACTAGAGGCGACAGCCAAGGACGCTATGGATTAAGCGGCTTTCTTAACGTAATCGTCCATTTGCGGCCATATTTCAACAGAACGCTTATCTTTATCATCAGCTGAACCGCCGTCTGAGATAGTAAATTTTGCCACTTCGCCCTGACCGAATACTTGGTTGCCATTAGGGAAGGTTAAACGATACGATACGATGCCACCGTTAGGTTTTTCAGCATTTTCAAGGATAGTCTGAGCTGCATTACCCCAATCACTTTCCATTGTGAATGTAATCGCGTCCCACTTAGAAGAGCCTTTGCTATCTGAATTAGTCGCTTTACAAACTAAATTACTTGATACAGCGTTATAGGTTCTGCCTATAGTTGGGGAGTTTTCTAGGGTACAGTCATCTTCTGTCCATGTCAGGGCTTCATATTCTGCCAAGGTAGCACCAGACAAACCGCTTGCTGGTTGTGATGCCGTGAATGCTATTTTAGTCCCTGCTAAGGTTTGTGTTCCAGTTGCCATAATTCTTGACTCCGTTTATTTAATTTTCCAGCCATCGGCAACATAGCCTTCGACTTCGACTTCAAAAGGTGAGACTTCTACTGTCTTCCCTTTAATTTTTTTGATGAGCGTTATCCTGGAGGCGTCTTCTTTTACTTCAACGCCTTTGGGTTTAGTTTCGCCTTCTGCTTTTTCTTTCGTCATAATTAACAATCCTTTACTTTGTAGCTGATTGATACAGGCGTGTACCACCATGTATCTCTATTATCAACGTAACGCTGGATATGAGGTCTTTTTACAATCTCAATTCCACCGAATTTCAGAAACTTAGGGAACAAATCAGCTACTTTCTGAGCTTCTACTTGCCCCCAATATTCACCTTTCGTTCCTTTGTAATTAATCAATACAGTAATCAAACCATATAGTTCATCACCACCAGTTAATTTTCCTACAGGTGTATTAGGCGCGACAAAATAGGTTATATATTCATCTGCTGAAAACTTGTAATCCCGTGGATGCTTAACAGGCAATAATCCAACAGAATTAATAAACCTATCACCAACAGCCGCAAGTATTTCATGCTGATACAACTCTCACCGCCTCGTTTACTGTGTTCTGCCAGGCATTTACAGCCAATCCAAACGGTCTATAACCTAATTTGTATTCAACAATTTTATTGTGATGAACTGAATCAGTAACATAAGTATCATTGCCCAGTTTGATGCGCTTAGAGTTCTTTTTGGCTCTGAGTTTCGCATCTTCAAGTTTTTGTATTTCTACTGAGATACTTACTTTTTCATCGCCATAAACTTTAAATGACTTATTAATACTGTTAGGACTCAAATTAATAGAATCCATAAATGCACCAGTCCAAACAGGGGAGGCGTCCGCTACAACCTCAACACTTAACGCAGGCGCAACCTGAGCCAATTTTCTCAATCTTGCACGGTGCTTTTTGATTATGTCTGAGTGCTTCACTTTCTCACCTGTATTTCATATAAAATGGTTGTTATTCCGTCGAAATTTAACGGCTTAACTTTTACTATCTTATAATCAGTGTCCATGTGCGTTACGTTTTCAAGTTCAACTTCATTAGTAACCAGATAAAACAAATCATCTTTTTTTACGTCACTACTAAAGTTTTCATCAAAATCCAGCGTTAAAACGTGCGCTTTCCCAACTTCTGTAAACGCTTGAGAATCAAGATAAGGTTTAAGCGGGTCGCCAAGGTTGCCAAAGCTTGCTTGTCTCCCTGCTTCTTTTATATCTTCTACTGTTTCAAGCGCATCTTGAATGTAACTCGCGCTTTCTGCGCTACTAGCCATTACCTAATGAGTTCTATAATTGAATTGTTACTGCCGCACAAATAATCTTTTAAAAGTTCATAAACAACGCCTAGTCGTTTGATCTTTGATATTGAATCAGAACCAGATAATGATTTATCTACATCCCATTCTTTAACAATAGCCCCGCGCCCTAATCCTTTTTTAGTGAGCATTTTTTCTTCTGCAACACCAAAAGGATTAAATCCGCCTCCCTCTGCACTCATTGAATAGGCAATATAATTATGCGCTTGTACTATGATTTCATCGGGAACTGGCTTGCACAGCTTTACAGTAGACAGAAAACTAAACGATCTTTTCAATAAAACGTCTTTGTTCTCTGCTACTGTATAACCAAAGTCAGTTAGAAATTGGTCAAACTGTGCAAGTGTGGAAGGAGTCACTTTTTAGGCTTTGCTTTTTTAGTCTTATCAGCTATCACTTCAATGCCTGCATCTTCAAGAGCTTTCACAATATCAGGATAATCGCCATGAACTTCTGCAACTGTTATATCAGATGAAACGCCCTGGAAAGCATCCGCATTCTCGACGCGGCAACCAGCAAATTTATTTCTAAATTCAGGTGTTATTTCTAAATCACTAGGGATATAAATAGCTTTCATGGTTTACGCTCCAAATTCAGTCATAGTTCCAAGCAAATTAGTATTACTGCCTGTAGTTGACCAGTTCGCTGGAGTAGTAAGCAATGCTCTTGTTACATTTCCACCTGTGCCAACATAAGGAGTATTTCTAAGCTTCAAGTTAAACCCGCCATCAAGCGACCATGTTTGATAATGATTTTCTGTGTCGTCATGGTTATTGATAACGATACTTGGTGCGCTTGAATTAAGCTTGATTTCAATAGCGTTTTCAAACAAAGCAAGTAATCTTTGTTTAGTCCCATTCATAAGGTCAGGTAATGCAGACGACATGAAAGGGATATTCAAAGTTCCTGCACTCGCGCCATAGACAACACCAGCCTCACCGTATCGGTTTTGCTCGATAGCTTCGCTTAGTACATCAAAACCAAGTCCTGTAGCGGCCAACCAACCTACAACATTAGGTGCTTGATCTTGCAGAGGTCTTAACGCCTCAACAAAGTCTTTCTTTGTGAATGCTGCTGTCTGAGCTATTTTATTTGTAGCTACTGCGCCGATTGCTGTTGCCGCTGCTGCAATAGATATACCTAGAATATGCTTCATTTCATTCTGTGCAACATTACGTCCCATTGCATTTGAATAAGCCATGTTATCAAATCCAGAACGCGATAGATCAGACTGTGGAATGATTTGACGCTTTGTGTTGTAGGATACTTTTACACCTACATTTTCAGCTAGTCCGAGGCGCTCTTCATTACGTGCTGCTGTGCCAGAAGGGTCGCGGTTTTGGAATGTAACATCACCAGTAAAGATAGTTTCTTTTTCAAAATCACCTTTTACGGCTTCCGATGTTACTTTAATTGCTCTAAATCCAGCTTGCGAGGTTATAGCAAGATTTTCTTGTACGCCCTCTAAATATCCAGATTCATATTCATCATTGTGTAAGACAAAATTTGCCATTATAATTTACCTATGTAATTTTTTAATTCTAGGTAAAGTGCTTATTACCAAACTTTCGAACTGCTTAATTGCTTTTAAGCAGCTTCTTTTTGTGGAGAGAAAGGAAGCGCGTTATATGCCGCGTACCCAAACTCTTTCTTGTATTGTGCTTTTTGCTGTTCAGTCATTTTTGACTTGAACATGCCTTCTTTCTTAATGCCGCCGCCATTTGTCCCCAATCCGTCAGCATCTTTGAAGATTGTTAAATTCTTTGATTCGTGTAGATATTTAACCCAATCAGTAAACGAGAAATTACCGTTTTCATCTGACAGTATTTTCCCATCCTCAAAACTTCTAAATGTTGTGTTCCCCTCTCTATCGACCTCAATCGCTGGTTTTTCAATAACAGAACCATCAACATCTTTAAAATAAACATTGTCACGCGCCATCACTAAAGCGGCTCTCAATACTTCTGGGTTCGCTTTTAATGTCAAGAAAGCACTTTTAACACCACCATCACGCTTTTCTCTAACTAGAGTTGACTGTGATGATTCAGCTAACTTTAACGCCTCTTCGCTTGCTTCATTTAATGCTTTCAACTGTGATTCAAGTTCTTCTATTTTGCTTGAGAACTCACTCGATACATCTTGCCTGATAGCTTTTTCTATTTCGTCACGGTTTACACCGTCTAAATTATCTTTTTTCAGTTGTTCGATTTTAGCTTCAAGCTCTTCTGCTTTTTTAGCTTTTTCAGCTAGTGTTTCAACTTGAGCCTTGTACTCATTGGCTTTATCAATAGCTTGTTGCTTCTCAGTTTTCAATGCAGAATTTACATTTCTTACTGATTCATTCGCCTTCTCAAATTCTGTATTAACTAATTTTGTTACTGCTTTTTGTTGATCTTCGCTTAGACCGATTCCACTAAAATCTAATTCCATTTGGTTATCCTATGCTTTGGATTGATTAAAAAGTATGCTTACTTATTTTTAATAATATCAAATGGTAATGTATGTTAAAAGCGCAGTATTGCTGTATACTATTAGGGTAATATTATGATAATGGTATATTTTTATATATGTGCAAAAATAGCATCATACAAACAACTTTCTACCTGCCTAAATGGCTAAAAGAAAAGAGGAAGATATTTGCTGAAAGACTGGGATTATCTGAGAACGCTTTTACTCGGATGGCGGTTAGCGAAAAAATAGAAAGAATGAAGGAAAACAATGAAGAGCATTTTTAGAACTGCTATTTTAAAAGCTTCTTTACACTAATCAACCGAGCATCAATCAACTGCTTAGTGGTGTTTAATTCAAGCTCTCCTGATTCATAAGCTTTTATTACTGATTTGCGCTTTAATATATCGCGCTTTTCTTTTTTGCTCATGCTATTAAATTGGGTGATTAAATCCCTTGTATCTGGTTTTGCTTCGCCTGTTTTTATTGGTATTATCCTTGACCTGCACCTGTGTTGATGATGATGAACGCCTTTATGAAAAGCCCCACTTGTTCTCGGAGGTTTCTCCACGCTTGGAATCTCGCTCCATTTTTTATGCCATTCTTCGCCAACGTAAACAGGACATACTTTTGAAGAGCGACCATCTAACACAACATAACTATAAAAATAATCGACCTTTCTAGCAAACCTATTCTCCATCTCTTGCCTTGCGCCTAACATAATATTTCTAAACGTGGTCAATATTGGTGCTTTTCTCTTTTGAATAATATCTGAAAGTGTATGTTCAAAATCACCAGGGGATAGCTTGTTTTTCTTCGCAGTCTTAAATGCTTCAATCATTCTATTAAAAGTAGTTTGCTCAGATGATAAAACACCACTAAACAATATTTCTTTTATTGTTTTGCCGCCAACTTTTAGTTTATCTAAAAACTGCTTTGCTTTATCGAATGAGAAAAAATCTTTTATCATTTTATTAATTTGAACTGAACAATTAAATCTTTAACTAATCGCTTGATTAATCCTTCGCGCCTATTAATTAGAAGCTCTTTTCCTTTAGCTATTGCAAGCTCAGCACTCCCACCTTTCTGATAAATATCGCTTAACAGCTTTGCTAGTTTTTTATTTGTCTTTTTCTGGTATGGATATGACTTTAGCTTGACTGTTGTTGAATCAAACTCCTGCTTTGCTCTTTCATCCATTATTGCTCCAATGCCAAAGCATCACTAATCGCTTTTTGCTTTTTCACACTATCAGAATTAACCAAATCAGCATAAGTCTCATAATCATTATTTCCGTCCTTATCAACTTCAATATCAAGAGGTGCGTACTTGTCAACCGTCCTAATGTAATCAACATGGCGAATTAGTCCAGCCGCTACAGACTCCCTTAGTTCCTTTAAGAAATTATTATCTACAGGTCGCTCGATTAGTTTGACATTTATTTTGTATTCAACCTCTTCTTCGTTCTCGCCTATCATTTTAGCGCACGTTCTTAATGCGCTAGTAATAGCATGAGATACAATGTCAGTGACTTTATTTAGCTTTATTTGTTTTGATGATGTTTGTAGGTAAAGGTTTTCAGCAGACGCACGATTTGCGCCCTCTATGATAATCTCCATGCCTTGTTCTTTTGCTGACTGGAAATAATCAACCATTGCTTCCTTCACTACATTCGCACCATCTGAACGCAGTTGTACTAATTCCGCATTTGAACCTTTATCAAGCACGACACCAGATAGATGACCGCCTTTTATAGCACTCACATCTGAATCTGTGTAGACAAACAACTTGCCACTTCCAAGAGTATCAACCATTGAAAAATAAATAGCTGATTGCCTAAAACCCTTTAATACTGTTTTTGCTGCCGCACCCAATGTGGCTTCTTCTTCAATATATGAAACTGGCAAGTAATCTAATTTTTCTTTGTTGTATAAAGTAGGGTGTAATTCATCCCCGTATGCTTCCCATTGTCCTGATTTTTCATTCTGCTTGTATCGTTGCCCGATAACATCGCCATCTGATATTTTTAGCTCAAGGCGAATATTTGTTTCTTTCTCGTCAATTAACGCTGTTTCACTTAATGCAAAATAATGATACTTACCTGCTGCCTCTTCATAATTTATTGTCTCTTGAGAATTGTATAGCGACAAAAAAGGCTTGCTGTCTTCTATATCTGATACTATCGCGCTACGTCCTGATAACAATATATTATCTAGCAATTCTCTTGCGAAAATATCTAAGCTAGTGCCTTTCCTGTCTATATTCTCTTTCAGCCCCATCATTGAATCAGGGAGGCTGATTGTTGCATCTGATTTAAAAGCTATCCCCAACGCCTGATTTCTGCTGTCTTTGATTATATGTTCTGGCAAGTAAGACTGATATACTAATCGCTCAAATAACTCTTCATCCCATGTTCCATCATCTTTTTTGTATGTGTAAGGGATTAATAGGTAATCGTGAATTGAAGTATAGGACTTTAAACAAGCATTTTTAGTGTCATCCTCAGACATTAAATCGCGGATAAGCTTCTCGCGCTTCATCCACTTCTGATAATCTTTATGCTCTTTTTCGATTTTTAACATTTAAAATCCTAATGCTTTTTGGTTTATATTTTGTGCTGGTTTCACTAAATCAGGCAACTCAAAATTAATAAAATCATTCATAGGGTCTACTTGGTCATCGTGTTTATGTGAGTCATCTGGTTTAAACTTTGTCGCCTCAGTAATAATTCCATCACCAACCACACCAGTAGGAATATGAACCTCGCCTCTCATTACATGAGGTGCAGCTTTTACAGCTCGCGCATACTTACCTTCTTTGCGCTGAATAGGATTAACCTTGAAGCTTTTCCCATCGCTATCAGATTCCAGCGCAAGCGATTGTATAAGCCCTACACCTGAATCTTTATCCTCAATATTAATAGGTATTATACACTTTCCAGTTAGTTTTTCACATTCCGCATAAAAATCAGTGAACTCACCCAATAAAAAAGGTATTTGAACCTTCTTACGCCACTGCTTTAAAAGATAGCCGTGATTATTAGTTGTTTTTGCCCATAACTGAAAAACAGAGTAGTCATTATACTTATTTGTTTTTGAAGCAGTATCACAATAAATAGATACGCTTTTTATATTTTCAGGGTATCCAGTATATCTTTTGAACCATTCACGTTCATAAACATCACCCTTAGCAGGTGTCGGCTCTTGTGAATACTGGATGCTATTCATTAATCCAAGTGCTTCACTATCGCTAAACTTGTAACCCCATAGCGAACCTTCTGGTAAGTTATGATCTAAATATATGCCACCTTGCGTATACTCATAAGAATGATCAATATATGCAGGCAATACAAGATGATGCCATTCCTCGCCTGAGTTCTCTAAAAGCTCCCAAGTAAAATCCTCTTCATGGATTCGCTGCATTATAACGATTACAGGTACTTTAGAATGCGCTAATCTTGACTTAAAAGTACCATGCCACCGCTGATTAATGAACTCGCGCCTAGTATCAGAATAAGCATCATCAGGCTTTAATGGGTCATCTATTACCAATGCTCCTGAAAACTTATAATCGCTATTAGTAAGCCCTGCACGGAATCCTGTTATAGCTCCCCCGCTAGGGCTCGCTAAAAATGAACCACCTGCGCCTGTTTGCCATAACCCCTTAGCCTTCGTGCCTTGTCGAAAATCAACATAAGGGTAAAGCATCTGATAATCTGGATGTGTTATTATTTGCTTTATCTTTGAACTATTGTCTTGTACTAGCTTATCTGAATAACTAGCATGGATGAAGCGTGACAACGGATTTATTGCAAATCCCCTCGCTACATAAGCCCATACAGCCCTTAGTGTTTTGCCATAACCTGGAGGGATATTAATTACAAGGCGATTTATCTCTCCTGTAAAAGTTCTATCAAGTGCTGAATTTATTATATTATCGAATGGAGTCTCTAAATATTCTGAACCATCTAAAACTTGGGCGGAAAATCTGACAAAATACTTGTGCTGGCTGGCTAATTCTATTGATTCTCTGCTTAATGTCACTTTTTTAAATGCCTATTAACTCAATAACTTAGTTACAAGTCCCCACGGGCGGGATAAAACTATTTTTTTGATAAAATATCACCTACAATTTCATACTTGCCTTTATGCGTCATATCAACCTCTTTTTTCTTCGGTTTATCATACCCAATCATTGATGCTCGTCTTGATATAATATTTAGTGCTGATTGAACTGCCTGTAAGTCACCGGCTTGCGCGGCTTCTAGGACTGGCTGTAGCATAGTGTCCAACCTGCCCAAGTCCAATTTTAGTGCGAGCTTTGCGTTTTCCTTCGGGATATTCTTCATAGCCCGTTTAATCCAATGGGCTATTTTCTGCTTATACATTTTTTCATCTGGATAGTCCTCACTCATAGCTTCGGCTATTTGATCGTAAGTATACCCAGCAATACGGTATTCTAAGGCTTCATTGCACTTTTTCTCCAGTGCTATATCCTTTGGTGTTGTTCTTATTTTTCTTCTATTATTTAGTTTCTTTTTTTTCATAACACAAAAACAGGGCATTAAGCCCTGTGTTATTTTACCTTTGGTTGTTTTCTAGTTAGCTTCCAGATGTGCTGCCACCTCTAGCTCTCCGACCTATAGCTCTACGACCTGTGCCAAATACGGTTCTTGCTCTACCAAACATTTTAAATGCTCCTTTATGTTAATTCCAACAATTTTTTATCAATCCTTGATGATGTATTATATTTAATATCCACCTCTGGAATATCAATGCCTAGCTTTTTAGCTACATACCAACCATCAAGGTATTTATCACCATGCTCAAACCATTCTACAGCTTTCAAAAATGCTTCTTTCTGCTCTCTTGACTGAAAACAGACAGCAAACCAAAACTCTGAATCAGTTGCTAATCTGAATCGTTCTCGTTCTGCTTTGTCACGTTCTTTGAAGGCTTTTAGCACTGCTGAATCACCAGCGGCACTATCGGTCTCTGCATTACCTGTTAGTTTAACACTATCCAACGGATTTTTCACTTTTTTCACTTTTTTAGCCTTTCTTTTTATTTTTCTGTTTCTATTGTTTAATTTAGCTTGAATTAAATCAGGTTTTTTTATCTTTCTCTTTACTGGTTTTTTCATGCTGTAAGTCCTCGTTTTTTAGCGGCTTCATACCTGAATATTTCCATATCTGCGAGCGGAAACCATTCTAGTATTTTTTCGTAATCTTTTGGGAAGTTGATCTTAATGTTGTATAAAAATCGTAAATCTATCCCGTCGAATGTCCTTGAGAAATATTTATAATCAACTGGTAATCGTATTTTTGCCTTTTTGATTTCAGTGATTAACCTTTCTTTGTTCCAGTCCCAAACAGGGTGGTATTTATGAGCATTTGCAGTAATAGGACCGTATTTTTTAATTACTGTCCGTCTCATTGGTGAATCAGCAGCACGGACACCTGTTGCATACATGATGTTATCAGGTAGGTCATAATCATCTATTAGAGCCTGTCTAATGTCCATATAGTTTATTTTAGGTAGCTTCATTGCCTCGATTATTTCACAGCGTTGAGGAGGCTGATAGACCATTTCATTGAGCATTTTATAAAAATTAGGTGCTGGTAATCTAATTATATGAGTGCCTAGAATTTTCTCATGATATTCTAGCTCTTTTTCCACAAATTCTAAGCCCGGCACTAAGTACAAATAGAATGGGGTAATTTCCTCAAAATGGTCTCGAATGCCCAGCCATGCACAAATTGAGTCCTTACCGAGCGAGTAAGAAATTAGAGTCTGTTTTGAGCCCTGTATCTCTTTTACTTTATTTATTAGCTCCAACCCCTTTGGCTGATCAATTCCTTTCATGTTGAAAACCTCTTTATCAGCCAATCATTAAGCATTGATTCAATTTCCTTTTTATCTTCTTTTGTTAGTTTGTGCTTTTTAGAGTAGTAAACCCCTCTAAGCTCTTTTAATCCACCAGCAAGCTTTCTATCCCTGTATGCTTGCTGTATCTCTGCGTTAGTTAGTGCCATTTTTACATGCTCCTTGATTTATTTATTTTAATTAAATTATCAATAAAAGCGGTTTTCCCTTCCCTTTTATCTTTGCTTGTGAGTTTATACATGCTTATATACAGCTCATATCTCGACATGGCATTTCCACTCGTCATGCTACGGTAATCTGAAATCCAGCCTTTTGATTTCATTAGTTTAATATAATCGTCAAGTTTTTTATTTACTCTGATTTCTGCTGTTTCTTTAAAATTACACCAGCCATCATTTGCCACAGTTAATCTTTTCCTTATATGTTGCATTACTATCTCCTATGCTTTTGTAAGTGTTATTGTGTTTTCATTGCCCATATTCCAGTCTGAAATATTTTCAGAATCAGAACCATCTGGCTGCCAATGTATAGAAGATACACCATTGTTTTCTAGCCATCCGTAAAGTTCTCCTGCTATTTCTTCACTCATAACTAAAAGTATTTCATCTGTCTTTAACTCGTATGATGTAGCTCTTACATTTTTTGCTTCTTTTTCGTTTTTTGATATTAAAGTAGTCATTTCCCTTACCTCTGTTTGGTTTATCTCTTAACTTGCAAACAAGTATACATTGGTTATGCGTAATTGCAAAGAGTTATTTTACTTTATTTAGTATCCAGTAGATGCAAGCATCCCTTTGGCTAAATGTTTTAAGTAATGAAACACGTCACCATTTAGAAAATCAATCTTTACTAATGTTTTTCTTATTGTCTCGTGGTATTCAGGAATACTAGATATAAAATCAACAAGCATTTCATAAGTTAAACCATAATGCCCTTCTATTTCTATCTCGGCATCAAGCGACTTCCCTTTCTCTTCGATTAGTTTTGTTAAATAAGCTTTCATTTTAGTTTCCTTGTTTGTCTGTGTATGGGGTGTATTATATATCATTATGCGTAACTGTCAAGGATTATTTTAATTTAATTTTTACCTATCCATTAACGAGTTCTTCAATCACCCCACTCTATGTCCTCAGCAACTTTATAGGCATTTGTAGCAATGATTACTTTTTGCAGATTACTGAATGAACTCCATGCTTTTTGTAGCTCACTAGAAATAAAGTCTCTCCAATCATACAACTCTTTTTTATTATCCCAATCTGGATTTTCCCAATCTGACGGAGTGCGAGAAAATAGAATATTAAGCTTTTCTATTTCGTCTTCTAAGTAATCGGTATCAAACTCACTAAACAGAACCCTCCGTTCTGAATTAGATGCTTTATCCAGGAATGAATAGCTTTTCCTTATAAGTCTGCTCTACTAATTTCTTAATACCATCAGGCGTTAGATTCGCGCCCTTAGTGAGCCAGTGCGGATTTTTATCCGTGCACTTATACCATAGTTCAATTTTTGTCATATCTCTATCCTTATTTAACTACCTGAATTATAGCACATTATTGCGATTGACGTGATGCGATTAACATAAGAATTAATACAAATCTAAAACTTTCTTTGAATACAATCTATCAAACTCTCTATGATTCATTTTTGATAGCACCCAACCACCAAACCTTTTCACATAGATCGCCTTATTAGTGAATTTATACGTTTTACCTTTGTGTTGTAGCTTTTTCATCGCTTCTCTGTCCGATTAGCTTAATCATTTCTGATAGTGCAGCTTTTCGTTCTTTGTTACTAACATTAATATTGCATACTTTATCGCATAATACGTTTATGCGCCTTTCTCTTATTCGCTCGTTCATGTTCCCCATTCCTCTATTATTTTATTTGCCATCTCAAAGCTCCATTGGTATTCGCTACAAACATCAGGAATAATTGTGCAATTATTTGAGCAATATATACATCTAACATCTGTTGGGAAATGCTCGCGGTAACCACCAATCATTGGTACACCTTTCGTCATGTATTCTTGAAGTAATGCCATATATTCTGGTTTCATTGAAAACTCACTCTTTTGGGTTTTTTAGGCTCGTTAAACTCCATCAGTGAGTTTATATACTGATTTTTCGCGCCTTCCTCAATATCAACAAAATCCATTCTGTTTTTTCTGAAACAAACTATTTGCTTTGATGTTTCACCATTCCTGAATTTATCAATTATTATTTCTGCAACGCCATGAGCGGCTTGAACATCTGGAAAATAAACCTCATGTCTGTATAAAAGGATTATCAAATCTGCATCATTCTCGAATTGACTAGCCCAACTTAGATTTGCCTTGGTTGGTCTTTTATCTTTTTGCTTGTCAACTTCTCGCTGTATTTGGCTTAGTCCTATAATTGGAATATTAAGCTCTTTTGCTAATGACTTGCACTCTGAAGATATGGTCATTGCCTCCTGGATTTTTTCCATAGTTCGCCCGCCTCTATTAACCCGTAGGTTTTGAAGGTAATCAATCCAGACACCTCCGCTCATATCATTATTTTGCGCCCACGTTCTTATTTGATTCTTGATTACATCCCAATCATTAGTCCAGTCATTTATCAAGACTCGTTTTCTTTCTTCATTGCTTACTTGCTGCAACCCTTGAGCTATTCTTGCCCACTCGCTTTCTTCTGCTTTTCCGTTTCTAATTTTTTTAAGATCAATTCCTGAATGGCTTGCTATGTGCCTCATGCCTAATTGCATATCTGGCATTTCAGTGGAAATAATACCCGTGAACCTTCCATCTTTTACTGTGTTCTGCATACATGATAAACAGAAAGCAGTTTTACCCATCGCTGATCTAGCACCAACAACAATAAAGTCAGTTTTCTGAAAGCCGCCCGTTTCATTGTCTAAAACTGAAAGCCCTGTTTTTGCACCAGTTGGAGAATGAACATCCATGTATACGCCTAGCTGGTCTACGGCTTTCTTAACTCCTTCATTGAGGTTTGTACTCTTTCTTGATGCTGTGCTACTCGTTGCCTCCAATAAAGCCTGTATAGCCTCACTAGCACTATTTGGATTCCTTAATAAATCCTCTGCAATTTCCAAAACCTTAACTTGTACGCCATGTTTTTTAATATTTGTAACGGCGTTTTCAATAGTTCGTTTATCTGTTTTGAAAAGCCTGTAATCATTAGCAAATAGATTGAGCCTTGTTTTCCAATCTATAGCCGAGCAAGGTATATTTTTCTGGTTCAACATATCTGCAATAGTAAGAATGTTTGCTGGTTGTCCAGATGTTTCTAATTGCTCCGCTGAAAGCCATATTTGTTGGTTTTCTTCATTCTTAAAATCAACCGCGCTTAATCCTATCTGTGAAGCACTAGCCCTTGAGCTAAGAACTAATGCAATCAGGTAATTTTCATAATCAGATGTGTTTTGCATTACGCCACCTCTCTATGGTATTTGCCTTCATAAATTTTTGCGAAATTGTTAGGTCTTGATAGCCATTCAAGATCAGGCAAGAAAGGTGGTTTATCATCTGTACCCTCTGTTTTACCTGTCAGAAATCTTGATTCTGATATGTAAGTGAAATACTTTTCCCAACTCTCCAATGATGGCAAATCTTCAATCCACCGTTGTTTTATGTATCCCTTCCTTGTTGCTGTTAGCTTTCTTAGCTCTGGATTGTTTGGCAAGATAGAGTGATATAAAGATATTATTCTTTTGAATGGAACTTGAGTTTTTTGTTTAGTTTTTGTTTTAACTTCAACATCTACATCACCATGTAGATTATCATTAGTAGTATTATTATATATAGTAGTATTATATGTCGGATTTATTTCCGAGTTATTTTCGGATTTATTTCCGAGTTTTGTCGGATTTATTTCCGAGTTCGGATTTATTTCCGACATAGTAGCCTCACTTAATTCGGATTTATTTCCGACATAGTAGCTTTTCCCCTTTTCGGTTAGTTTCATACAGTCCTTTTTCCCTACTTTTATATGCTTTATAACGCCTAATTTATCCAGCGCTTTTAGATGCCTGTATATTGTGTCTGGCTTTAACCCTAATATTGGAAGTTGTTCAGATATTTTTTGCCTTGCGACCCAGTAGTAAATATCGTTATCTACTATAATTGCCTCAGCCCATGTGTTTGCATGGGCTAATAAGTCAAAGATTATAGCTTGATTTATATTTGTTATGCCTAGACGTAAGCATTCACGCTGACCAACGTATAAAGTAAATTTGAAGTTATTATGCTGTGACATTTATAAGCCCCTTTGTCGATTGTTGAAAAATCAGGGCATATCATTATTGTTGATTCAAAGCTCTTTGACTCTGGGTGGGTAGCGTTGCATAGAAAGCCAACAATAACAAACTATACAGACCACCCAGATCAAAGAACTCTAAGCCGACGCTACATCAGCCCTGTTACTGCATATTATAATGCAATTTGCTAAATTTGTATACCTCTAAAGAGATAGTTAAATATCATTCCCTTTCTGGAGGTGCACCTCATTAATTGTTTTTACCAGTTATGCTTCATTATTCCATCTCCTATTAATTTTAACCAACATCTACTATTTTTTTATATACTTCTGCATCCTAGCGTCAGCTTCATTGTTGATCCTTTCTTCGTCATACTCATAGCCAACCCAGTTATCAACTCCATTGGCTTCTAATTCAGACAGCTCAATATCACTCTTCAATAGTCTTTTGAGTTCTGTGTATCCAATACTAACCTTTCCATCTGATTGAGATTTTAATAAACTCAATGCGTTTCTAGCTTTGCTAATTGATTCGTTTATTGAATCTAGCTCTTTCTTTGCATTAAGACATTTACGCTCCCATGCCTTTACTTCAGCATCAAAATCATTAATTTTTGCTTCGTGGGCTTTAATTTCACTTTCTAGTCCTATATTCTTCTCATTCAGTGTAGCGTTCAATGCCGATAATTTAGCTATGTGTTCTTGCAGTGGCTTAATCTGCAAGAACTCTACTGGTTCATCATGTAGTAAACGATTCTCCACCATGACTACAATAGATGCCTGTGAGTCGTTGATTATATCTATGACCTCCTGAGCTTCCACGCATGTGTGTCTTGTTGGTGTTCCTTGGTTTCCTACCATGCACTCAGTACACCACTGAGCACCCTCAAATTCATCAGCATATTTCGGTGTTAATTTAATCTCACTGAAATCATCCGATACTTTTCTTATTATTACGCATGGGTTGTTCATGTAGTATTTTACGTTTTTCATAGTTCACCTCATTAATTTAACCCCACTATACCAGCCAACCACGTTTTACTGTATACCCATTAAGGGGTAGGGTGGTTGTTATTTGCTCTCCTGTTTGTTTAGACAATAGCAAGGCATTAGAGGGGTTTAAGTGGTTTCCCAAGAAAACTAATCCTCTGTTTCTGTTATTTAATATGCGTGTATCAATACCAACCAATATATCAGGCTTCGTTATTTGTGTGCAAAACTTTCATTATTGCATCGGGAACTGTACATCTAACCGTTTATCAACCATGTTCTTTTTTGCTGGCTCTCTAAAGTTTGCATGAATTAACTTAAACTTTAGCAGTCAAAAAATTATACGAATTTAGGTTGATGGTGTATTACCACTTTTAAGTACCTGTTTTGTTCCGCAGAATTGCATAGATTAGCGGACGCTCCCCCTCTAGTCATTGTCTATGCGCGACTGGAACGGGTTGGATATTGTCTGCACTTGATCTCGCTCAAGCCGTTTTATTAATAGTTTAAGTCACTACTCGACAGGCGTAGGCGGTATTGAATGCTTGATTTAAGCAGATTTAGAAGATTATTTGCTTTTTGATTCAGCTTGAAATATAATCTTTCTAACTTGTGGTGACCGTCTAAAGCAACACAAGATTTTGACTAGTATACCTAACCTGTTTTGTATTAGTCAATATTTGCATAATCAAAGCCCCTTATTCACGTTTGGGGCTTTTTTGTGGATGTGGTATAATGATAATTGATTATTAATAAGGAGTAACAAGATGGATTTTGGAAAAGCGCTAGAAAATATAAAAGCAGGAATGAAGATGCAACGCGAAGGATGGAACGGGAAAGGCATGTTTATCTTTCTTGTGCCAGGGTCAACTTTTAAAGTTAATCGCAAGCCGCTTCTTGGAATCTATCCAGAAGGCACTGAAATTAACTATCGCGGGCATATCGACATGAAAACGGCTGATGATATGGTTGTTCCGTGGCTTGCATCACAGACAGATATTCTTGCTGATGATTGGAAAGTGGTTGAATAACTGGTATATCGCGTCAGTGTGCCGTACAAGACTAATTGATTAAGCTATGCCATAAAGCCCGAATTAAGAACCTCTTAGTTTGGGCTTTTTTGTTTCTGCAAATAACACGCAAAAGAAAACCCGCATAGACCGAGACAATCTAGCGGGTTTAAATCAACCTAAAAAGGCGCAGTCATGAAAGTAACTGCAAGACCATTATAGCACTATTTCTTGTAAACCGTAGTCCTTTCTTTATTTATACAAACACGTTTATCCTGCTTTTTATATCCTAGAAGAGACAAAGCCCTTGCTTGTGTTATGTTGTTCCCGTCGAACTCACCTACTCTAAATAAGAATAAGCTATGAATTGTTTTATCATTGTATAACTCAGTGCTATTTTCTTTTAGAAACTCTAAGATTTGTTTCGCTACCTGCTTAACGATAGGCGACGGTTCTTTCTTTTTAGGATTTATTTTTTCGCCTCTTATCTGTGACTTAATTCTTTCAACTGTTTCTTGGATTGTCATATTTAATCTCCTTTAAATATACGACTATACCAGCTCAAATCAATAACTAAATACCCACTATTGGGTATACTGTGCGCTTTTGGAGAAAGATATGAAATTTAAACTAATCCTAGCATTTGAAAAAGAAAGTAGCACTACCACAAGAATAACACCCCAAGATGCAGCAAAATTGCTATCTCTGTGTGATGCAGAATTTCTTAGAAATACAATGAAAGAACTTGAAATAGAGCTGATGCCTTTTGGCGAAAAAAGGCAGAAAGAGATTTATAGTATTTTAGGCAGTAAAAAATCCGATTGAGTTACTTATGCTCAATCGGCTTAGTTTGCACATTGGGTAATGAGGTAGTGCTACCCCTAAGCTTTACGCTACTAATGCAAGACTTGTGAAAGCCTGTGCATCATTAGAAGCTTGACCGTAAGTTTCATTGCCATTTCAAGCAATATTAACTTTAGTTGCTGAGTAGCTGATGACTTCTACTCATGCGCTCATTATAACATCTATTAAAACCAATTTCACATACCCACTATGGGGTATTTTAAAGATATTGTGGGCTGGTATTATTGGTGTATTGAAATTAAGATGTGGGAAATAATGAGCATTTATGGGAGTTTAAAATATAGATTCGCAAGGGAAGCAGATGCGCTTTATGTGTACGGCAAAGGCGACAAGGACGGCGAGAAACCTCTGCTTTCATTTGAGTTATCAGATGAAACACTGATAAGCCATAAATTTATGGCTCATTATGATATGTGGCGCATTAAAGGTGGGTATATAGTTAATATGGTGGATAACGAGTACACCATATATTATGAAAACCCAGGAAATAGCCTAGAAGAAGACCTGGATAGATTAGACTTTTATCCAGAATTTACCTAGATTGAGCGTAAAGCCACCGACTTTAGGCGTGGGGAGTATGTCAATCGGTAGAAAACATCGGTAAATAGCTCAGTATGTCGGTTAACCGAGCAAAACAGAGTTAACCGAGCAAATTCTACCGAGCTACATGGTAATTTCTACCGACCAAATATACCCACAAAGGGGTATTTACCGATTATCAGAATCTCGGTAGTATCGGTTCTGAAATTAAACGAAAGGAGTTACAAATGAATATTGATGATTTAACTATTGGGGAGGCTAGAGAAATCGCCTCTTTTTTTCAGCCAGTGGAATCTAATAAAGGGTTTAAAAATCCATTAATTGGTTCTTATGTTCTTGTTAGAACGTATGCAAGCGGCGTCCACTTCGGAAAACTAATACAACATCAAAACCAAAACATTGTTCTTGATGAAGCAATAAGAATATGGAAATGGAAAGCCAAAAAAGGTATTGCGCTTTCAGGAGTTGCAATGCACGGACTAGACATGGATTACGATAACAAATTAGATTCGATGACAAGTAACCATGTCATTACTGACGCAATAGAAATTATTAAGTCTGATGTTTTGAAAAAGCAGTTAAATGAAATAGGAGAGTACAATGCTTAACATACAAGTGTACTGGAAAACTGGCTCTGGCTCTGGCTCTGGCTATGGCTATGGCGATGGCTCTGGCTATGGCTATGGCGATGGCTCTGGCTCTGGCTATGGCTCTGGCTATGGCTCTGGCTATGGCTATGGCTCTGGC